CCACGGAAAGTTGAACCGGTTTGGCCAGAAGCGGAAACCCCCGTAAGCGCGACGCTTGTTGCATCTCTAGAAACCGTACCAACTGCGCCCGAAGCAACAACACCGCTAAGCGTGACTGCAATGGTTTCAACAACACTTCCTACAGCGCCGGAAGCGGAAACCCCTGATATGGCGTCCGCGTTAGTTTCGGCAGCATTGCCTGCGTTTCCTGTACCACTTACACCGCTGATAGCAAGGCTTGTCGCGCCTCTAGAGACCGTGCCAACTTCACCTGAAGCAGAAACCCCTGTAAGCGCCGCGCCACGGAAGGTTGAACCGGTTTGGCCAGAAGCGGAAACACCGCTGATAGCAATGCTTGTTGCCCCTCTAGAGGCTGTGCCAACTGCGCCAGAAGCAGAAACCCCTGTAAGTGCTGCGCCTATGGATAACGAATTAACTGCGCCAGCGGCAGATACCCCCGTAAGCGCAAAAAACTTGTTAAATACGACTGTGCCAACACTGGCAATCGCATCATCTCCAGCAATTCCAACATTGGGCGCGCTAGTAGATTCCGTGCCAACTGCGCCAGAAGCAAGGACTCCTGAAAGGGCCCTTGAGTTGACTTCAGCAACACTACCTACAGCGCCGGAAGCAGGGGCCCCCGACAAGGCAACCGCGTTGATTTCCGCGACATTCCCTGCCGCACCGGAAGCAGAAACACCTGAGAGGGCAACACTTGATGCCCCCATAGAGACTGTCCCTACTGCGCCGGAAGCGGAGACCCCATCAGGGGTCTCGTCGTGGAGTTCCGCAATAATGCCTAAATCGCCGGAAGCAAAGACCCCCGATAGGGCAATGCTTCTTGCGCCGTTAGAGACTGTGCCAACTGCACCTGAAGCGGAAACCCCCGAGAGAGCAAATGTTTCAGCTTGAACAACCGTACCTACAACACCGGAAGCGCTATTCCCGGTGAGGATGGTTTCGCCGTTGCCCCAAGTGCCTAGACCCCAAGCGCCTACGCCCCATCCGGCCATGACCTACCTTTAGGTGGTAGCCAAGCGCAGCAGTGCGGTGGTCGTCGTGTTAGAAGGCATTGTCAGCGTGAACGTACCGGCAGTAATTGTCTGCGAGCCGAACGTATGCACAGAAATAGCCTTGTTGCTCTGCGTAGAGTTGTACAACAACACCGTGTCAAACGCAGTAGACAAAGTTACGGTTGTGTACGTAATCGAAGCCGACGGCGTAAAAAATCCTACGCCCGCAGTAGCCGAGCTGTTTGTAGACGTGGGGGCTGTTGCTGCCGTTACCGTCACACCACCCGCAGAGTAGTTAGTCCCAGAGACTTCCCCAGTAGCTGTGTATGCCGTGGTAGCGGCATTGATGGTTGCCGAAACAAGGTACAGGGCCGCTTTAAGAGTGTCGGGGGTGGGGGAGGTCAAGCTACCGCGAGACACAATGGTGGAAGTGCCAAGTTGGTGTTGGCCAAGCATCAGTTCGCCGAGGAACGAGGTACACATTGATTGAGTATTTGCCATGATATTTCCTTAAAAAGTAGCGGCTTCAGCGCCCGCGAAATTGGGCACTTTCTTCAGGGTTACGTGCGCAGACCGGTGGACCAGCTCGCCATCCAGCCAATATTCTACCCACGTAGTCAACTCGTTTTCGTCATCCACGGTGCCAGAACGGCGTTCCAACAAGGAATCGTCCATCTCACCTTTGGTCGTATTAACAATCAATTTGAACTCCTAATAAGTGCAGTGGTTGCTGTGTTAGCGGGCATGGTGATCGTGAAGGTCGTAGTCGAGGTTTTTTCCGCCCCAAAGTCAATTACCGCAATCGACTTATTACCTTGGGTAACATTATAGATCAAAGCACATCGGGCCGTCAAAGCTGCTGTCCAAGATGTGTTCGCCCAGTTCACATAGGCCGTGTAGCCCGAAGAACTGATAGCCACCCCAGTCAGCGTATTGCCGCCTGCTGTATAGCCAGACGCTACAACTTCATTGAGAGTGGTATATACCGTGGTGTCCTCGTTTAAGCTAGCATTGCCGGTATACAGAGCGATTTTAAGTACATCCGTGGACAGGTTGTGAACAGCCTGATACAACTCCTTCTTGAAGCTGGTGGTTTGCGTCTGAATGATGCTCATGTAACCGCCTGCCTATATTGCCCGCTGCGGTACGCATCTTGGCGCTCTAAGCCATCACCCAAACGCTTAGCCAGTGCAAGGGCTTCTTTGTACTTGCCCTCATACAACCCAATCATGTCGGCCTCACCCTTCATAAAAGTGTACGCCTCTATCAACGACCCGTACAGCAACACGGTGTCAAAGTTGTCCCCCAGCCACGTTGTAACCGCAGTGGTGATGGATTCAGGGTAATAGTAGTAGTGCAGTTCAGCAGAGTAAATTGCGTCGGGTGTTGGGCCAAGTATGAACGACAACTCGTTAGTGATTGTTGAACCCGTAACTGTTGGGCCAAACAAGGCGTAGTACTTGGGTGTTCCAGTGTCGGTCGGCGTGGGGTACGCCTCACGCATGAAGTTCACATCCTTGTTGAGCAGGAATGTGTACGGGCCGGAACCAGAGAAGATGGCCAAGGAATACGAAGACAGAAAGTCGTTAGGGCAGGACAAGTACTTATTGTTGGGTGTAATGGTTCCCGTTACGTTTTTACGCAAAAAGGGGAACTGCACCGTGTTATAGATGCGCTGCTCTGCCTGCTGGATGAAACGGTTAATCTGAGCAGTGGACGATGATGTAGACCCATCCGCGAGCGTAATCGCCGGAAAGTTGTTTTCCGTGTAGGTCTGTATCGCCGACGAAAGCTCAGAATAGTTCATGCCATCGGGCCCCTTGCCATCGTACCTTTGGTCGCGCAACCATTACCCCGAGTCTGGATACCAGTTGTTTTGACTTGCTCATCACCAGCGGACTTGCTATATGCGCCAATGGCAATATCAAGCGTATCGAGTTTGCTTTGGTTAGGGCCCGAAGAACCCTTCATAGGCTTACCATCCATCGTATGCGGGGGCGCGTAGACGCTAGCGGGGCCAACTTCCTTGCCGCCTTTTTTCATGCTGTATGCCATTACTTGCTCCCTTGGTTTTTAGCGCGGGACATGTTGCGACCGTCACGCATTCGGTCTTCAGACGTAGGGCCACCGGCCTTCATCTTTTTAGCATGCATGCGCGACTCATGGCCCTTGACCATTTTGCTGGCCTCAGTATCAGCGATACGTTTGACTGTCTTCTTGTCCATCATAAACTCCTATGAAACCGTTACTGTTACCGTGCCAACACTCGTGGTTCCGACTAAGTAGTTGGGTGTTAAAACCGTATCAAAACTGCTGGCCCCACCAATTGGAGCCCAACCCCACTGAATGTCTCTAGACCCTCCGGCAGGATAGCCATTTATGTCTGTACCTGACGCTACATAAGACACATCAGGGCGGGGCTCCCGTACTGCTTGCGGGTCATTCACCGGATACAAACCTAATGATAGCTGAGGTTGGTCCGGGTCCCAGCAAGTAGGACAGACTTTAATCTGGAAAAGCTTTGTCTTAATGACCTCTTTCTTGAGCTCACTAAGTTTGTATCGTTGCCCGCATCGGTCGCATTCTGCAATCGAGTACTTGCCAGAAGCGTATTTAGTAGCCACGCTTCACCTCAATAGAAGAGCACTCTTGGGACGAACCGGTCCGAGGCTTTCTCCCGATCTTCTTGGGAAGCCAACAGCCACTGCTGCTCATACTCATCTTTCAAGAAACTCACCCGCATAGGGTCAGCATCAGGTCGTTTGGCTGCGATGTAGAACGCCAAGCCTGCAACCATGCAAGGAATCAACCGGAAGGGGATGTCTTCGACGTTCACGCCATTCCCGGCATCCTGCAATCGGCGCAGCCGCCAGTACACGAAAGTGTAGTCACCACCAGCATCAGGAGTAGGCCAGACGTTGATGCAGGGCAGGTTCTGGACGTAGATAGCCGCCCCCGCCGTATGGGCCGCTGCCGTGGTTCCATTCTGTCCACGCAAGCAGTTAATCAAGCTGTTACCGCTGACGTTGGTGTACCCGATGGTCTCCGAGTCAATCTTGATAAAGCCGGTAGTGGTTAACCCTGATACGTCGCTGAGCGTGATGGTCGTATCTGTGCTGGTGATCGTGGAGCTTAGGGTTACTGACGTAGCATTAGTCTGCGCTGTCTGACGGTTTACCCATACTTGAATAGGCCGACCGTTGGTCAGCTTGTTCGGAATCGTCGAGTAGGTGGACTCGGAGATGCGAGTGATGTTGATGTCTGACTGAGTACTAGGAGTGCCGTTGTTCTGGCGCACAACGTGGTCTAGCAGGTCGATTGTGTCTGCTGGTAAGGGGTAGATAGCCTGACCCGTAACCAACGCTATAGCGCCCTCTTGGATGGTCCACAGGTTGATACCCCGGTTAGCCCACTCAATCGTCATCAGGTTCAAAGACCGGCGTGCTGTACGGAACTCATAGCCCGTACGCACCTCAATACCGGCCCGCTCATAAGCCTCCTCAATCAGATCATTGAGGTCTAAGTTAAAGCTGGTAGAGCCGGTGGTGTAGGCCATTATCTAAAACCTGCGGTTTTCTTTGCTATCTTTTTGGGTTGCGCTACGAACTGTTTGCCTGCTGCTTTACCTGCACGTTTGGCTTTGGTAGTTGCAGCGTACTCGGCGGGGGACAAGGACTTTATAGCAGCTTCAGGGAGGTATCGCTCACCTGTCTTCGATGAAGGCTTTCCCGACTTGGTACGCCATTTCTGGTCCCCCCAAGCTTTAAGGGATTGCTGCGGTGCTTTCAATCCTTGTACCCCCCGCCTGCTGCCTTGTACTTCTTGGCTACAAGCTGCGCCTTACGTGCTGACCACTGCCCTGCACCTGTCCCGTGTGTGGCCGCAGCCTTCACTTGAGACACGATACGCTTGCGCAAGCTTGGCTTGGTGTAGTTACCAGCAGCATTTACCCCGCCGCCTTCAGCGTACATGGAGACATCGTTCGGATTGTCTTTGCGGACAACCGTCTTCGCCTTCGGCATTTTCGAAGGAGCGATGTCACCCATGCCGCGTGAAGCTCTCATTTAGCACATCTTTCCACGGGTCTTGCCCTTGGTTGCAATACCGTCCGCGCGGCTGGAAGCAGAAGAAACTGAGCCGCCTTTTTTCATAGGTACGCCTTGTTTGCCTCTTTGCGCTGCGTCCATTTCCATGATCTTTTTGCGTAGTTCGCCCATCTCGCCTTCAGACTTACTAGATATACCAGACCCACCGGTCAGGCCTTTAAAAGCATTACCGATACCGCTACCAATTCCACCTACAAAATCGCCGACGCCTTTGCCGATGTTTTCAATTACGTTGCCCATCTTGCTCTCCTTAGCACATCGTGCCGCGAGTCTTACCACGTTGAGCGATACCGTCCGCACGGCTAGAAGCAGAGACTTTACCGCCTTTAGCCATACGGGATTCCCGGCGATCTTGTGCTTCCATCTCTCTATCCGCAGACTGCAACGCATTACGAGCACCACGATACTTATCTGCAGCAGACATAATGTCGTCAACAGGCCCTTTAAACGTACCTTCAGGCATCGCTAATGCCGCCGATGGGCCGGACCCTGGAATCGACGCTACAGCCAACGGCTTCATTAAACCCTTAACGCCTTTTAAACCTTGGTCTATGGCTTCTTTTTTCTCAGCCACCATTCGATTAGTAAAGCCTCTTTCCCGAACACTTTCACGTGGGTCAGGCATCTGCGATATTTTGCGATCACGAGTCGTATACGCTGTTGGTTCCGGTTTATCCGGGCCAATTCTGGAAGCCTTTTTGTATGCTTCGTTAGCTAGTTTACGGACTTTTTCATCCATTACTTCATCGTAGTTGGAGGGTTTTTTTCCACCATCAGCCATAATTAGCTCCTTAGCAGGCCATGCCGCCCTTTTTCATTTTGACTTGCATAGCCTTGGTCTTACCTTTTTTGGTAATGCCGTCAGCGCTCTTGTGACCGCCAGCCAAGCCGCCAGTAGCCATCTTAGCCATGCCACCTTTTTTCATCATGCCCATGGGGGCGGCGGGGGCCATTGCGGAGCGGGGGGCCGCAGGCGATTTTTTCTTCGCCATCATAGCCATCATCTTAGGGTCCATCTTTGTAGCCATATCATTACCTCTTAAAAATTTGCCTTGTCGGCGCGGTTGGAACTAGGTTGCGTCATTTTCCCGCTTGAATAAGCTGGTCAATTTTTGCTTCAAGCTTGTTAAAGCGTTGGTCAATGTGGTCAGTAATGCGCTGAATTTCTGATTGAGTAACGTAATCACGGGCAATTTCCTCGCGGGTTTTGTTGAGTAATAGGTTAAGCCGGGTCAGTTCAGCAAACTTCTCTTTGAGCAAGAAGCCGACGACTGTCAAAGCCATTGTAAGACCCAAAGACCAAATTGTGTTTAGGTTGTCCATTTAGCGCATCCGTCCTTTAGTCTTACCGCGCTGGGCTATGCCATCACCACGGCTAGAGGCAGAGACTTTGCCACCAGATGCCATCTTCTTAACAACACCGCCTTTTTTCATTGGCCCCGGCCTGTCGTCATAAGCATTGCGGTAAGCCTGAGACGCCGCTTGGTTCTCCGGGGTAAGGGTGTCAAACCTGCTGAATGGTTGTTCTTTTTCGAGAAAACTAGGCGAAGGACGGTCTTCTAAGCGTTTGATTGCTGCACCGATTGCGGGGCGTGCCGCCGTATACGCCATATTTGCCCCACGAACGACTGGGTACATAGACGCCAACCCCAATCCAGCCTCAAGAACAGCTTCCTTGTCTACGTCTTTATAAAGCTGCACACCGCGCCCTTGGTCCATAAGGGATCGGGCTTTGGCATTCGATGGGGTAGGGGTATGTGGGAAATTGACGTACCTAGTGCCTGCTTGTATTCCAGTTGGCGCGTCTGGGACACGAGCGGGCATTTTGTCAATGCGTTTCTGCTCATCATCCGCAGTAGCCGTGCCATAAGACTTACCATTGAACGTAAACGTCTTTTTGCCCTCAGCACGAGCTTCTTTAAATGCTTCTTCAAAGGGAGATAGTTTTTTAGCCATAGTTACCTCAGCACTTCCATCTTGCCAAAGCAGCCGCCTTGCGGGTAGGCTTGCCTTTTTCGTCTTTCATTGGCCCCGGCATACCACTCATACGAGCGCAGAACGAGTCCTTGCGCGGGCCACCTTGGGGCTGTGGGGCCTTCAGGTTGCTGCCGGTGGCAGCGTTGTACTTGGCACGGCCTTTGGCGGTCAAGCCCGCTCCCTTGGATACAGGCAGCTTCTCGCCACGACCGACCGAGAGAACCGGGCCTTTCTTCTTAGCCATAGAACACCGTGATTCCAGTTACTGTGCCCGCACTTGTCGTTAGATATAAACCTGTAGAGGCCAAAATACCTTCGCCGGGAACTTGAACGTAAAAAGTATTTGGATTACTGTTGCCAGCTAAGTCCATTGTGTAGAGAACGGCGGCTGTGGCGCTACCGTCTCGGATTTCAAATGTTACCGCCGTGCTTATTTTTGGGGATACAACAATACCCTTTAGTCGTGTTCGACCTACATAGTAAGAGCCAGCCGCGCTAAGGTGCGCACTTTTTACGTCTGTCTGCATTGCCATAATCAATCTCCTGTAAAACGGGGGCCGAAGCCCCCAAGACTAATTACTGCTGGCTAGCAGGCTGGGCTTGGTTGCCGCTAGAGTCACGCACTGCGTAAGTGATAACAATCGTAGCTGCGCCAGTAGACAAAGACGTGCCTGCCAAAGTATAAGTAATGAAGGTATCAGTAGAGCCCACATTCAGCCAACCGCCGGGGGTAGTTGCATTCGCACCAAGAGCCACGCTGCCAACGCTGGTAATCGTGCCAGTGGTAGTGAAATCTGTGCCGCCAATGCTCAGTTTACAAGTGGTTGCCGCACTAAACACTGTAGTAGTGACGACCTTAACATCGACAATTTGAGCGCCAGCAGGAACCGCAATGGCGTTGCCAGTCAGGGTTCCATAGACTACGTCCGCGCTTTGCGAAACGACGGTGCAGCCAGTATTACGGGTGGTGGCAGCGGTAGTGCCGGTGGTGTTTTTGACAGTGCCAAGCAGCCAAGGGCCGAGGTGAGTAGCGAATCCCATGATGAGTCCTTACATACAAGTTAGGTACACTGATCGGTATGTCGTCTGCCGGGACAGTTCAGCGCACCGGAAAGCCCGGATAACTGCAATATACACCATTTTTGTGATGCGTCAAGACCATGCCTTACAAAGACCCGAAAGTCAGTAAAGCCAAGCATAAGGAGTGGTCGGCTAACCATTACCAAAAAAACAAAGACGAGGTAAAGGTCAGGTCAAGAAAAACCCGAAAGCAAAAAAAGCAAGAATGGTTAGAGTTTAAACGGGGGTTGTCCTGTACCAAATGTGGATTCTCCCACCCTGCGGTGATTGACTTCCATCACGTCGGGCCTAAAAAATACAGCGTCAACGAACTTATAGGCAACGGCAGATTTAAGACGGCCTACGAAGAAATAAAGCAGTGCGTAGCACTATGCGCCAACTGCCACCGCATACACCACCACGATGAACACGAACGAAAAAGGGGGCCGAAGCCCCCTTTAGAACCCAACACAAATTAAGCCTCTTCAGCTTCGTCTTCAGCTTCGTCTTCAGCTTCGTCTTCAGCTTCGTCTTCAACCAAGAGCCACTCACCGGCCTCTTCGTCCAACCAGTACCAAGCATCGTACTCTTCGTCGTACCAGCAATAGCACTCAGCGTCTTCGTCGTAGAAGTATTCTTCGTCTTCGGCAAAGCAGTCAGCAAACGCTTCAAACTCTTCGTCTTCGTCGTCCACTTCTTCAATGTCGGTGTTACCCAACGCTTGAGCAGCCTGCAAAAACTTCAGAATGGACTCAGTAGAGAACTCAAAAAAGCCGCCATCGGCGAGGTCAACAGATACAGTAAACAGCATGTTTATACTCCAAAAAATAGTTGCAGCACCGCGCTGCAAGTCATCCTACCACGCCGTCTGTGACAGTTTTTAGACGTAAAAAAGCCCCCTCGTGGGGGGCTCCAAATAAGGGGTTAAACCCTTACTTTAAGCGCCGGGTGAACCGAACATACCCAGAGGGTCAGACCAGCCGAACGAATAACGCTCGCGGGACTTGTAACGGACGTTACCGGTGTCGAAGTCGCCGTCCATGCTGTTAGCCAGCGGAGTACGAACGAAGTGCTTCATGCCGTTAGGAACGTCAGTCGTCAAGTACCAGCCATTGCTATCGGTCAGGTAGTGGTTGACGGTGTAGCCTTCAGGGATCGAACCGTTGTTCTTCAACGCGTTGATGTCGTTGTCGGTAGTGCCAACACGGAGGCTGGTTTCCAACAGACGAGTAGCAACGAACATCAGAGCAGGGGGAACGATCAGCTTCTTGGGCTTAGCTGCAATCAGCAAACCGCGCTCGTCAGTCCAAGCGGCGATCTGGATAACGGCGGCTTCCAAAGAAGTCTCGTTCAGGTCAGCGCCAGTGGCAGGACGATTGCTGTTAGTGCCGCCGCTAATCAGCGGGTGAGCAGTGCTGAACAACGAAACGCCATCACCGCCGGTGTAAGCCGAGGAGAAGCCGTTGTTCAATACCGAAGCAGCTTTGACTTGCTTGGTGTACGCCATACCGCGAGCCAGAGCCTTGGTGTAACGAGCGGACAAGCTGTCATACAGATTGTCTTCGATTGCCTCTTCCGTCAGGGAGAAGCCCAAAGCGATGGTTTCGTGGTTGTAGCGAGCAGTCCATGCCTCTTGTGCATTGTCATAAGCGATGGCAGAACCCTCGTTTTTGACTGGTGCAGCGGAGAAGCCAGACAGTTTGGTTTCCTCTTCAAAAGAACGCTCGGAGGTCTCAGTTTCGTAGAGTTCCTTGTGCTCTTCCTGATAGGTAGCGTACTCCAGACCAAACAAAGCGTTCAATCCGGGGAGCAACTCTTTAAGTAGCTGTGCGCGTGAAATAGCCATTTTAAGTTACTCCTTAAGCAATGCTGGTGCCAGCGTAATACTGATGCTGACCAAAGTTAATCTTGACCAAAATCTCTGGGTACTGCATGAACACAATGGTTGAGTTCAGAGTAGCAACAGGGGCTTGGTTCAAAATAAACGAGGTAGCACCGGCAGAAGCAGCGGTGTCAACGAAAGAACCCGCAGAAACGTAGTTTCCGTTTGAGTCCAACGAGCCAACATCAGTGCCAACTGGCAACGCGAACGGCAGAGCCGAACAAGTCACAGTAGCAGTAGAAATGCTGGTGTAGGTTGCAGTCCCCAGAGAAACAGCCGTGTCAGGCACCAAGCCAAGCACGCGAACGGGCAAAGACGAAGTGGTAGCAGGAGTGTCACTTGGAGCCAAGATAGCGTTCTTGGAGTTGCCGGTTGCGGTGCTACCTGTATTGTTAATCATGGCCAGATTTTGACCAATCATGGCGCGAGCGCCAGAAGCAACAGCGGTAGTAGCAGAGCAAACAACACCCTTGAACACTTGGTCAGGGTCGTCAGCAACAATAGCCACTGCATCACCAGCCGCAGTTGATGCGGGCCAGTATTGCTGAAATTGCTTTTGTTTTGTGACGGGGTTGGTAAACGAGCATCCCAAGAAGATACCAGTTTGATTACCTGCCGTGCCAGTAGACACAGACAAGCGCACGATTTCACCACGAGACAAGCCTACGTAATCACCGTAGAAAATGTTTGTGCTGTAACCGTTAGTGATCGGGTATTCACGAGTAGAACCCGCATATACCTGACCGCCGATCAGGTTGATCGGCTTTAGCCCGTAAGGGGCGTCAATAACCGGATAAGCCATAAAGGACTCCTAAAAATTAAATACCTTTTCCAAAGCTCGTCGTGGACCGGCGTTCTTTAAACATCGGCATCCTCGGGTCGCTCTGGCGCATCATAGTATTGTCCACAGCCTCCACTTGAGCTCGTGCTTGGTCTGCGAAATGCGCGTCCCGTTGCTCGACAAACTCGTGTGGCGTCTTGCAGAGCAATAGCCCACCAATCTCAATGTTGTCTTTAAATCGACTAGTTGGATCGGTCATCAATCGAAACTTAGGCTGCTCTTCAACGCCAACCGGTTCCCAGCCTTCTCGGAGTTTGCCCGAGACATTACGGGGGTCGGGGTCGTTCAAAGTAGAAACCCGAATCCATCTGTACGCATAGCCCGGTTGTTTGTCAGGTTCAGGCAGCATCTCTGCTGGCATCCACTTCTTAGGGCGTTCGCCCATTTCCCGTGCAGTCATCTCGCGTTGCAGTCTGTTCTCAGCCATTTTTAGGCCTCCAATTTACTAATTTCCCGAGCATATTGCTCAAGAGTTATACCAAGTTTTTTAGCCAACCCTGCCTGAGTTTTAGTCAGTTGGATTTGCTTCGGCGCAGTACTGCGTTTAGCTGGTGCTACCACCGTGCTTGGCCTTGTACGCTGGGGCTTATCACCGCCATCGTTTTTAGAAGCTGCAAATTCTTCTGGGAACCTGCGTTGAACCTCTTTGTCAATACTGCTGAAATATTCATCAGTACCTACGAATGCTCTACCATACCGCACTTCTAGCTCTTCGTGAACCCCCTCAGCATACTTGCGCATTGCCAGTTTGTCACGGGACACAAACCAAGGGTTTTTGGACACCCAGTTTGCGACCTTGGGGTCCATCTGAGGTGCCGCCTGCGGTTGCAGGGTAGTTTGTACACTATTTTCCTGTGGTTGTACAGTAGGGCGATAATTTTTGGTCTTATCCAGCTTCATCTCTGCCCGAGTCAACTCCCGCTGCGCAGCCAGCAATTTCTCGGAATCACCCGAGTCATACGCCTCTCGATAGTTTCGTGAAGCCGTTTCGAGCTCCATTTCAGCCGAGCTTTGGTAGGTGGAAATGAGTTCTTTCTCACCGTTCTGCACCATATTTCTCAGTCGGCGATTCTCATCCAGAATCTGTTGCGCAGCCGCCAAAGCCTCTTGCTGCTCTCGAAGAGCCGCCTCTTTAGCCCGACGTTCGTCGTGCCAAGCTTTTTTGTATTGCGTAAATTTCTGTTTTACATTCTTAGAATATTCAGCAGACTCGTCAGCCTTCTCAAGGTCGTCCTTGATTGACTCCGGCAGCGGATCAACGTGCCGGTCTTCTTTAGGAGTGTCATCAACGATGTTGACTTCTACGTCATCATCACCTTCAACAGTGATTTCCAGCTTCTGGTCGTCACTTGTTTTGATGTCAACTTCATCAGGAAACTTGTACTCTTCTTCAAATTTAGGCATGTGCGCTCCTATTTGCGTTTGATTCCCCGTGGGTCTTCTACAACGCCTTCGACAGAATCGTCGTTGATGATGCGGAATTCACGGTCGTGGATGAGAAGTCGAGTGCCAGCGTGGGGCCGGACCAAGACAAAATCACCCTTTTTGCACCACGGCCCGGTTGGAAACCGAGTGGGGTCTTTGTAGCAGTCGGGGCCTAAATCAACGACAAACAGAACCGTGGTGAGCAACTCTTCATTGCGCATCATCTCTGCTGACTTGAGAAGGCTAATGCTTGTTCCTTCAATCTCTTTTTCAGCTTCAGGGACAGCGCACAGAATCCGGTAGCCCGAAGGCATAGGTAACTGCTTTGCTTTCTCTTCTGCTGATGTGTTCATCACAGCGGACAGGTCCACTGCTCTGATGTCATAAGCTTCATTCATCGTCAAACTTCTCCAGTTGGTGTGTAAGGTCTGTTAGATAAGAGCGAGCGATGAGCAGACCTTTGATAACCCCACACATCTCGCAATACTCGTCAAAGCTCTTCGCGGCCTTCGCTGCTAGAGCCTCTTCGATGTGTTTGACGCCTTCGTCAATTCGTTGGTTAATGACGTTAATTAGCTTGCGGCTGTCGTTCATTATTCACCTTTCTTCGCGGACTGTGCCGCTTGGTTTTGCGCAGCTTGTGCTGCTTGATGCTCAAGCTGCGCGTTTTGTTTCACCATATCTACCTTGGCCTTAAAGCCCTCCGATGTGTGCTGGTGCTCACGTTGCTTCTCGTTGTTCTGAGCCTGTACTGCAAGCTTGGCTCCTTCAGTTTCCTGCTGGGCTTCAATGCGCTTGAGCTCAACATCAATCTGGGCCATCTTGGCCTGCATATCCTGCATGTCTTTCTGGGACTTGCGTTGCAACTCGCCCTGCTTGATCTGCAGTTCTTGCTGCTGTAGCTGGAGTAGCGGATCAGCCGCTGCTTGTGCGTTCTTGGCTTGCTGAGCTTCTTGCTGGTGCTGCTGGAGCAACATCTGGCCTGCCTGCGCTGCCATCTGAGACACCTTGACCTCCATCTCTGGAGACATCATCACCTCATCTTGATCGTCCTCGTAGGCCGGTAGTGTCTGACCCATAGTCTGCTCAAGCTGCTTGCGATACTCCATACCCAAGTGGTCTGCAATGTGGGCCGACATAGCCCCCATCACTCTTTGCTGCAGCGCCGGGTCTTGCCCAACTAGCTCTTGGATGTGCGGGTCTTTTATCGCCGCCATATGCACGGTGATATGCGCCTTGTGGTCTTGGTACAAAAACGCCTTGACCGGCTTGCCCTTGAGGATGTTCATGTTCTCCGTCACGGGGTCGCGCGGTTTCATGTCGTCTTCGATCGGCACAAGCTTCTGGTAGTTCTTGATGCCAAGCACGTCCAACATCTGACGATGCAAGATAGGTAGGTCATACAACTGTGGTGCTGTGCCTGCTAACTGTAGAGCCGCCTGATACTGAACAACCTTCTGCGCCATGGTAGTAGCGTTGGGGTCGCTAACAGGTATGACATCCACCAAGTCATAGTCAGACTGCTTAGCCTGCCGCCCACCTTCTTCGGGCTCGTAGCTGTAGTCATCAGGGGTGTAGTCGCGGATGATGTTTCGCAGGAGCTTGAACTCTTGCTTCATCGCGTAGTGGATGCGTGCCTGAATCGCACTCATCGTCTTCAAGCTACGCTCAAGAATCGCCAACGTCGTACCCACGGGAGCCTGTGCGGACATGTCCGACGCCTGCAACTCCATGGAACCAGCGAAGCTGCGGCCCTCTTGAATCATCTGCTGCAACAAGACCATCAGCACTTGGCTAGGCTCTTTGTATGGAAGCGCCATCAAGTTGTCCTTGATAGTACCGCTCGGTACATCTACGTCTCGGAACTCTCCCGGTGAGATTGGCGTGTCATCACCCTTGGTACGGAGTCCCCTAGTTTTGAAACCACCGGGTAGATTAGACAGAGTACCAGCATCAACGAGCTGCCGCAGAATACTAGTACTAGATTTAGAGTAAGCACCAATAAGGTGGATAAGACCGAAAGCATAAAACCCAAAACCAGGGATATACGGGTAATGCACGAAGTGAGCGCGTTTCTGATGCTGGTCATCCTCAGGTCTCCAATTGCGGCGGATAGAGAGAATCTCGCCAGTGCCCTTCTCAATAGTGATGATGTACGGCAGCGCTATGCCCGTCTCTTCACCTTCTTCATCCTTGTGCTCATAGCCCTTGAGGTCGAGGTCAACCTGCATCTCCAAGAACTTGTACCGGTTGTCTTGAGTAGCACGAAAGCCTAGCTTCTCAGCAATCTTCTTCTCAATGTCATCCATGACATTAACAGGGTCTCCAAGGTCTATATCCCTGTAGAACCCGTCATGCTGAAGTCGGCGTAGTTCGTTCTTTGTTTTACGCATGACGTGCGTAACCCGCTCAGAAGACTCCAGACTAGACGCACCGTACGGCACAACCACGTCCTCTGCTGGCACGTACATAGACACCTGACGGTTCAACGCCGGGTCGAAGTACACCTTCTTGAACGCATTGCCCGCCAAGCCCAAGCCCCACAACATGCGCTCATGCTCAGGCCGGTACTCGACCATCACATCAGTCATCTGATAGTTCATGTCGTTCTGAACGCGCTCAGCCGCAGCCTTCTTCTCAGGAGTCTCTTTGCCGATGATCTGGGTCTTGACCGGGCCTGATGCCGGGAAGGTCTCCATCATGGTCTCAGCTTGGAACTTAACCACGGCCTCTGCCAACAGCGGGTGATACACACCACAAGCACCGGGCCACGGCTCCATCCGCTCTTCGAGCTTCAGGCCCAACAACTGCAGCCCGTCCACGTACGTCTGCACCCAGTCTTTGCGACTGGCAATGTCGGTGTCGTAGTCTTCAATCAGGTCACCTGCCAACTGGGCTAGTTCGCCCTCGTCCATGCTCTCTGCTAGGTTGGCGTCAAAGTCATCTTCTTCGTCAACGGGCTCTATGTGCATAGAGAAGCCGGGCCCCTCAATATCTACCGCCTCTGGGTCGGTAATTGTGATTTCTATAGGCTCTTGATCATCTATGCCCTCTAGTTGGTCAAGTCCTTGAGGAGCAGCATATAGCGCCCTGTCCATATTAGTAGCCATCATCTATCCTTAATAGTACGCCGCTTTTTTGCGGTACTTGTACAGGAAGTCATCCTCCGGCTCATCCGAAGGGAGACGTAAAAACCCACCTTGCCGAAACCTCAAAAGGGCCAGCGTAGTAGAGTCTACCAAGTCGTCGTTAGTGCCACTAGGAAAGTCGTTGCATTCCTCAATGACATCCTTGGCCCACCTGCGGTCCGGGGCCCATACTATCCCCGATGCAAACAGGTCGCTGACCGCATTCACCCGAGCAATCTTGTCCTGCCCTTTGCCGGGAGTGAACTCCCCAACCGGGATACCCATTCGTCTAAACTCTTGGTACAGCGCCGAGCCGTTGGACTTCTTCTCCACCATGAAGGCATCCGGTTGCCACTCCTTATACTCTGCTAGAACTAACTTCTTAAGTTCTGGGTACTCTAGACGTTTCTTAATTGAATTAAGTAGGATGATAGCGAAGTTGTTGGTCTCTTCGTTGAAGAACACGCCCCATGTAGTCAGGGCGTTGTAGTCCGATCGGTTGGAAGCTTCCTGTGCCGCATCCAAACTCATAATAGTGAAGTCGCATACGGGCGGGTCTTCCTTATCCCATATCTGCCACCATTCCCGCTTGATAAGCGCGCCCTCTTCCGAGACAGGGTTCTGCATGTACTGGGCATTCCAGTAGCGCACATCTAGCGCGGCCTTCTTAGCAAGCAATTCTTCCACGGGCCAGAACTCAGGCCACAGAGCTTCTCCGTCGTCCTTAATTGCCGGAAACTCAATCACTTCCCCCTGGTCAACGCCCTCTTCCTTGTTCATCTGGGACACAATTTGCCCAGTCAAGTCGAGCTTTGACCAACGGGTCATAACAACCACAATCGCGCCTCCCGGCATAAGGCGCTGGAGAGGGCCAGACTGAAACCACTCCCAAGCAGGAAGAAAGACTTCGGGCTTTCCAGTTTTAGCTTCTTGCTCTGAATGAGGATCATCAATAATAAAAAGATCAGCACCGCGCCCAGCAAGAGCGCCACCGACACCGATAGCAAAGTACTCGCCATTAAAGTTTGTCCCCCAACGTGAGGCTGACTTTGAGTCAGCTTGCAGTTCAATCTGCGGGAATATGTCCCGGTACGGCTCTGAACCCACCAAGTTACGCACGCGCCGACCAAAATTCACAGCCAGATCGGCTGTGTGGGACGACATAATGATCTTCTTCTGAGGGTATTTACCCAGAAACCATGCTGGTGCAAGGTAGGAAATGAGCTCAGACTTGCCGTGGCGCGGAGCGATATTAACAATGACCCGCTTCTTCTTGCCATTGGCAATATCTTCAAAGATTTGGGCTAGTTTTAGGTGGTGGGGACCGACTTTGTACCCCGGATAGACGTGTTTTACGAAGTCTAGGAAGCTCTCCTTGCCCAAATTCTGCGTTATTTGGGTGTCGTAGGTCTTCAAAAGCTCAAGAACACGCCTTTTCTGCTTCTCAGGCATCTTTGGCAACGCCTGCCGCAGCTTAAATAGCTGTTCTGGGGTCAGTTTTAGGACTTCACTCATCGACTAGCTGTTCTAGTTGGACAATTTCGCGCGCTTCTACGTCGATCGCGCGGTTTTCCAGTGCCCCGAGGGTCTCAAGTAGCTCTTTTTCGACCTCTTCAATGGTTTGTATCTTGTGAGTGATTTCTGTGCGCTTCTTAAATGCGTCCACCCCATCAACTTCACCTAATTTAGCAATAGCAGAGATGCGTACCTTAGGGTCTCGGGCATTCTCCACCTCCTGCACCAGCTTATTAACGACGTACATCTTGAAGTCGGAGAGCTCCTCCACTATAGATACGTTCATCTGGGCAACCATGCCCGCTAGTAAGGCAAGTGTTTCGTTGGGGTACTTGGCAAAGTCGGGCCGATGCCGGGAGTCGGTGATCATGTCGCGGGCCAGCTGTTTAGCTTGGTCCATGTTGTCACTTGTGGGAGATATGGGTGACCCTGTTAAGTCTGACATGAGCTTAACTACATTGGCGCGCATCTCCAATTCCTGAGCAGGAGTGAGCTCAGGAAAGGCTTCCTTGGAGTTGTCTGGTAGAGGAATGTTCTCCTCGATAGTCGGTACTAACGGAGATGTCATAGCGCCAGTATATAGCACTTGGAAATTTTTTGTAAAAAATTTTTTTACACGGGGTTTGGATTTAGTGACGGGGGGTGTTTTGGAAATTGGGGTAATCGTTTGTCTGCTGCTAAGTGTATAGGGGGGCGGATGGGACCCGCGCGGCGGCTTGGGGGGTGGGGGTGAGGGGGGTCTCCGGTGCCAAACTTGACATATGGGGTGGTTTATGAGATAATTCAATCAATGCCAAGCAATCCCGCAGGGCAGACACAGGAGCAAACATGATTGCATCAATCATCTATGTATGGAAATGGTTCACTTGGTATCAAGTGGTGGCGATGGATAGGAACAGCGGATACGCCCATGTGTGGTGGGCCCGTAATGAGGCAGACGCTATCGAGTGGGCACGGTGCTACAAGCCCCGCTACTCGGTGGTGTACGGCAAGCGGAACACGATGCTCGGCGGTCGCCGCGCAGTGTATTAACCAACGGGGGCTTCGGCCCCCATCTTAGGAGCTAACATGAAATCAGTAGCATATGTATTTATGACAGTCATCACAATGGTCTTCATTGGGTTTGGTTGGGAGGGCGGTCCTAACGGACACGGCTACGCTCACCTCGTCGCCCTGCTAATCGGTGGGTTCCTCGCGGGATGCATCTACAAGACGGTGCGCGAAGACATCCGCGAGGAAGAGAACTGGGGCGAGGAAGAGGCCAACGTCCACTACATGTAACCAAGGGGGCTTCGGCCCCCTTCTTTTTGGCCCTTTGATGCCAGTTATTTTCTGCCGCGCGCGTGTGGCGAGCGTGGTCGAGCGCCTATTTAGTATCCCATCTCCGGCGTGATACTTTACTTATGGCGTGAGATATGAGATACTTACATTGTCAGCGTGATTATGCGCTGACGATTTTCTTTCCCTTTTTTATAGGAAATGCTACCATGGCAAAAGCCGAAAAAACTACCGCGACAGGCGAAACCCTGTCTTTCAAAAACCTGTCCGATTTTGCATTCGCTCATGCGGGCGTCACAGGCAAGGTACAGGAAATGGCAAAGTATGCCATTGGAAAAATTGCGGGTTTTCCCGCTGAGTGTCCCGAAGAATCAAAGGATGAATTGAAAGCGGGTTATTACAAAAAATGGGGCGCTTTGCATCCCGCCATTACCTTTGTGAATATCGGCGGAAATTACATCGCTGAGATAACCCTTGACGCATCCAAACTGACGGGCGAACATGAGCGCCGGACAATCAGCGCTGACTACCTTATGAATCTGTCTACTCATGAGTATGGCAAGATGACAAAGGATGACCCCGAATGGCGCAAAATTGTCGAGCGATATCGTGAGGCGATGAAAAATTATGCGGTGAATCGTTTCAACGATTTAGTACGGGCAGCAAAGGCGGTAATCGCTGAGACTACACCTAGTGCAGCCCGCACCCGTACGCTGGTTACATTTACTGAATCAGTAAAGAAAGCATTCGACCAATTGGACGGGTCTGCTAAGGTGAAAAAGAAAAACGGAGATGCTACCGCCGACCCGCTGAAATTCAGAATGGCAAGGGATGCATTCTGGGCTGCATACAATAAAGAATAATTAGGGGACTGAACCCGCTAGGCTGCAAGGCCTAGCGGGTTTTTTTGCGCCCGCCGCTTTTGATACCAGTTATATAGTGGGGCGCGCGCGAGGCGAGGGTCGGGTGCGAGCGCGCCAAGCCTAGCCAAGCCACTAAATAGCGTCCCACGTCTGCGTGGGATAAGAAAACGGTAAACGAAGTACACGAAATTTGGCTCTGTGAATTAAGAAAACGGTAAACCACGAGACAAATTATACATATACTTGGTTTAAGCAAACGGTACGCGATAGAAAATGGCGTTTGTTCTAAGTTTCTGTTCCACAAAACGGCGTTTGTTCTACTTTTTTTGGGTGTGTAGAACAAGCTAAGTCCTTGATTCTAAAGGAGAAAACGGGATTTGTTCTAATGTTCTACGATTTTTCAGGAAGGGGGTCTGGTTTTTTAAGAAAATGCTGAGCAAGACCCTTTAGCGGCAACTGCAAGGCCAATCGTAAAAAACGCAAAAATAACGGCATACCCTTTCAAAAACAGTAGAACATTAGAACAAACCTCTCTCTATCTATCTAAAAAATATTTTTTTATGAATGAAATCAACGACTTAGCAACGCCGCACCCACAAAATCCCGTTCTATAGGTAAAGTCACAAAAATAGAACAAGTAGAACAAATAGAACAAGCCCCAACCCGACCCGCCACTAGGTAACTATTGTAAATAAAGACTTGACATAAGAGTCAAAATCGCCTACAATGGGGGCGTAGGGCGTAGAAGAAGATGAGTTCACCGTTAATCAGTTCCCCACGCATGCGTGGGATTTCAAACCTCGAAGGAGTAACACAATGCTATCGTTTATGACCGCAACAGCCGAACAACAGCGCGATGCCACCGCATGGCTCGCATCCCTGCCTCGCCACCTACGCAAGCAGTACCGGCCTACACCCCAAGCTCACAAAGCTCAGGACTACAAAGCCTCCCATGACGGAGTGGACTCTTATATGAAGACTGAGTTCCGCATCGACCATTACCACACACAGAACCTTGAGTTCCTAGACCGACCATACGACCACGACGAGTTTGGTGACATCGACAACGAGTTCGATGGGCTGACCATCCATGAGCCAGACAGCGAGGCCGCACTCTGGGCCTTCTGCACAGGCTACGACAACATCTGATTGTTTATTGACCGACAGCGGGGCTACCACGCCCCGTTCTAACCTTTTTATCATTTAGGAGAACACCATGGGACAGATGAAGAACCTCTACCTCGACCAGCTTGAGGCTGACAATGCCGACCAACCTATTGAAATCACTATCTATGTGCTGACAATGGGCGGCAAGCCCTGCAACGCCTACATGGACAAGGCCGATGCCGACTACGAGGCATGGCTGTGCAACCAAGCTGACGCACACAACGAGGATGGCGAAATCAATCTCTTTGCCGTGACCGAAGTCCAACTGCTCACATAACGCCCCACCCATCCATTGGAGATTAACTATGAAATCTATAACTGTTGAGATACGCAGTCAGTACGGCAATACTGTGTTGTACCCCACTTGCGAAGATGCCATGCGCTTTGCCGCCATTGCAGGAACGACCACTCTGACTGAGCGCGTTCTGACCTGTGTGCGGGGGCTTGGTTATGACATTGTGTATACATACACCTACCCAAAGGGGCAACTGCCATGAGAGGAACGGGGGTTTTCAATGCCTACGCCTACAAAAACAAGGTGAATCAGTCGCTCAGAGAGAACCTCATATGGCGGGCTACCCACAAACGCCTGTGTTGGCAATGCCAACAGGACAAATACACCAGCGGCGGGACGCAACGCCTATCAGGGCCGAACATGATTTTTGTGTGTAAAGAATGTCTTGAATTAAACAAAGCAAGAAAGGAATCGAAATGAGTGCATTACTAGTTGCAGGACTTACCCTGCTTGGAAGCATGAGCATCGGCGCGGGGTTTGGCGCAGAGGGCTACATCGGCGATGCGTTGCTTATCTGTGGTGGGTTTCTGTTCGGCATCGTTGCCCTGATTTGTGTGGAAGACCACGAGGAGAACAAGTATGACTAACTACAACTTAATCGACACAACGAGTGCCACGGCGCAGCAATTCGAGCAGCTATTCCATGAGCGCAAGGCATACCGCGATGCCTTGATTGATTTGGTGGAGGAGTTGCGTGAGCATGTAATACCCAAGATGCAAGCCATCCACACACGCCTGCATGGTGGGTCTGACCCCATGCGCGATGAAGGCCATAAGTTATGGCTGCTATGTAATCACCTGACATCTGTCTGCGATTCGCTTGTGGAGAACGACAATGACTGACCACACCCCACATTGCCGCAAGTGCGACGAACAGTACCCCACTGCAAGGTGGGAGCTTGGATACAAGATGTGTATGCCATGCGCAGAGCTAGAGGCATTTCCCGTACGCACCATCGTACCCATGGCGAAGTCCAACTACATCCTAGTGACTGACCTAACCCTTTTGAAAGGATTGAACAAGTATGCGAGCCAATGACATGAGCCACATGGCTGAGATATTTCTCACGCCACTGCTACCCTACAAGGAGTTCTTAGTAACCCATGGCGAACACCAAGCACAGCTAATGCAAGGTGGCAAGTTAGGCAAGCACTATCACGCGCGGTACGAGTTCCCATGCGGGACAGAGGTGTCTGTCATAAGTGGGCCGCTGTTCTATTGCAGCCTTGATGCGCCATACGAGTACAGGATAGGTGAGGGCGAACCCGTGGGGCATCAGACAGATGAGGAGTTATATATCTTGCTCACAAGGATAGTAGCGGGCGAGAAACCTAAGAAGAACAATGAGGGCTACATGGGGGGAGATGCAGACCACTTCCGAAGCTACATGGGGAAGGAAGCAGACGATGAAGCGCATCTAAGTGAGAAAGTTACCCAAAGGCCTTGACTCATATGTCAAGTTGTGTTATACTATCAGCAAGTCGGAAGGCGCACTCAGCGCGGTCTGACTTAGTGTCCCATGGCAACATGGTGTGTTAATTAAATGGAGATTGAAATGGAATTGCAAAAGCCTCAGCACCTTATCAGCTTGGCATCATCGGCTGTCCTTGTGTGCGTAGACATCAATGTGTGGTCAGCTACCAAGCAAGACCGTGTTATCAGTAATGAAGTTACTACGGCAAAGCATGCTAGTAAGAACGCTGGCCGGTATGTTAAGCATCTGTTGGCAGACCATCCCAAGCACAAGGCGTTGGCGAACTATCGGCAGACAGTATATAACTGGCTTCAGCGTAGGACATACCCGTGGAACAAGGGCAACCATCTCCTGCCCTCCGTGGACATGCCTGTCTTTATGAAAGAGTACCACGAGCATGAGACGCAATTTGCTTTGCTGAAGGCCGAGTTCCTCGCGGACTACGACAGCATCGTGTCCAACATGGCGTTCAATGCAGCGGGCATGGGCGATATGTTCAACCGCGCAGACTACCCGCCCAAGGAGCAGTTGGAGCATCGGTTCGACATGAATCTGTTTGTGTCCGAGGTTCCCATGAGTGATTGGCGCTGTGGGATTGCATCTGACATCGCTGAGGATTTGTTCGCCACATACAGCAAGCAAGCTGAGCAAATAGTGTCCCATGTGATGGTGGAACAGCAATCAAGGTTCATCGAAGTCATGAAGTCCATCAGCCATTGCTGTGGTGTGGAGGACATGGGCGTGGACGACAACACAGGGGAGACCAAGGTTAAGAAGCGCAAGATTTATGACTCTACTATCCAAAAAGCAAAGGAGATGTGCGAATCGTTTAAGCAGTTCAACCTGACAGGCAATGCGGAATTGGAGGAAGCCCGCGCCTCATTGGAGTATGCCCTCATGGGCGTGGATGCGGAGTTAATCCGTGATAGTGACGCAGTGCGTTCGTATGTGAAGCGGGATGTGGACAGCATCTTGTCGAAGTTCGGCGCGTTTCAATGTGTTTAGTCTTTAATCGTATCAATCACTAAGTTCAACATCAGTTAAAGGAAGTTTTAATCATGTCCAAAGTCAATTTCACCCAAACAGTCACCATCAAGGAACTGCGGAAAATCATCCCACTCATCGGTGGGGAACTAACTGTGGTCGTGCAGTCCGAACCCGGTTGTGGCAAGACCTCGCTGTTGTCTATGATTGCCGTGGATAACGGGGACAAGTGGCGTTCGCCCAAGGATGGCACAAGCATCGAAGGCGACAAGTACGACTACATCTATGTTGACTGTCCCGTCAAGGACATGAGCGACATCGGCATGACCATCCCCAACCATGCGACGCAGCAGTTGGAATACTATGTGTCGAGCCTGTTCGACATCCACAACGGCAAGCCTAAAGTCATCATGCTTGATGAGTTTATGAAATCACCCAAGCTGCTGCAAGTTATCTTCACGCGACTCATGCTTGAGCGTATGGTGGGCGATGTCCCTCTGCCCGAATCTAAGACCGCTAAGTCTATCGTCATCGCAACATCTAACAATGCAAGCGATGGCGTGGGTGACTCGATGCTTGCTCATGCGGGCAATCGTGTGTGTATTGTTCGTATGGCGAAGCCAACCCCGAACGAGTGGCTTGAGTGGGCGACTGAGTACGGCGTTTCCCGTGTCATCCGCGCGTGGGTTGCTATGTTCCCGCGATGCTTGGCATCGTATACCGAAGGCGATGCACAGAAAGATAATCCGTACATCTTCCATCCTAATAAGGGTGCGTTGTCGTTTGTCTCTCCTCGCTCATTGGCGAAGTGCGATGTCATTGTGCGTAACCGCGATGCGTTGGGTGAGCATGCTACGCAAGTTGCGTTGGTCGGTACGATTGGTCACAGCGCGGCGGGTGACATGGCTGCGTTCTTGGCGTTGGAGAAATCCTTAACCGATGTCGCGGACATCATCAAAGCGCCGTCAACCATTGAGGTGGCTAAGGACATCAGCGCGCAACTGATGATTATGTTTCAAGCGGTAGATGTGCTTGAGACACAAGACCAACTGAGCAAGTTCATGGAGTATGTCGAGCGTATCCCATCGAACGAGATTCAAGGTGTGTTCTTCACCATGATGATGCGGACATCCAAGTCCGTGAAGCTGGCCCGCAACAACCTAAAAATTGCTGAGTGGGCGAAGAACAATCACGACTTGTTCTAACTAACTCCCCACCGATGGGTGGGGTTATATCCTTTCAGGAGGTTCTATGGAATTCAGCGTGGCTGAAATGTATCTTGGCGCGTGGGCAATCGTGATGACGATTCTATGGGTCAAGAAGCACGAGGAGATGCGGATGTTTAGGTACATGACTGTCCATCATCTGCGTAGGTTAATCAAGAAGGAAGTCCGACTTGTGGACGATGGCAAAGCTTTTATTTTTGAGGAGATTAAGAAATGTTGAAAGATGCACAGACCGCCCGCATCAAGCGGGCACACATGACCATGTTCAAACACCCACAGACTGCGCTCTACTCGGGCGTGATGCTAATGGGTACGAGTGCCGTGGTTGACCATTGTCCTACCGCATACACCGATGGGGTGAACAAGCGGTACGGGCGCAAGTTCCTTGAGCAGATAACTAAGGAGCCACAGGTGCGTGGGTTGGTACTTCACGAGAATCTGCACATCGCGCTCAAGCAGACTATGTTCGGGCTACCCATGTTCAACGAGAACCGGCAGATGGCAAACCTTGCCGCTGACTTCGTGGTGAACGACATCATCGTCAACATCGACGGGACAGTTAATAACTCAAACGAACGCTTGGTTGAGCTGCCGGATGGGGGTGTGTATGACGCGATGTTCCACGACTGGTCGATGCGTGAGGTGTACAACTATCTGAAGAAACACGCCAAGCCTAAGCGCAAGGGTAGTGGCGGCGGTGGGTCAGGCGGCGGGCAAGGTAATGACCCATCCCAAGGTGGGACGCAAGATAGTCAAGACCAATGGGAGTCCGTAACAGTTAACGGTAAGACCTATGACTTGTCTAACGCAGACGAGCATGACTTCGTAGACATCGGCAAGCTGTCCCACGAGGAACGCAAGGAGTTGAACGAGGAGATTGACCGAGCGTTGCGTGAAGGCGGCATCCTTGCAGGACGCATGGGTGGCAAGATGCCCCGAGCCATCTCCGATATGTTGGAGCCGAAGGTTGATTGGCGTGATGCGTTGCGCGAGTTTGTCTCTGCATCGGTGCGCGGTAAGGACGAGTACACATGGCGGCGCATGAACAAGCGTCACATGGCTAATGACATCTATCTGCCAAGCATGGACAACGAGACGATCGGCGAGGTGGTTGTGGCGATTGACACTTCCGGTTCGATTGGCGAGAAGGAGTTGAACGAGTTTGCTACAGAACTGGTGTCAATTTGCGAGGTGTCATCACCTGAGAAGGTTCGCATCATTTGGTGGGACGGTGAGGTGGCGGGGACGCAGGAGTTTTCCGGTGACTACACCGGCATTGCATCCATGCTCAAGCCACAAGGCGGCGGTGGAACTAGGGTCTCATGTGTCAGTGAGTACATAAATGAGCATCGCATCAATGCGGACTGCGTGATTGTGTTCACGGACGGGTATGTCGAGGACAGCGTGAGGTGGGACATCTCTAGTCCAACCCTGTGGATGGTGACGCATTGCAAGTCGTTCGAGCCTCCATCGGGAAGGAAAGTCATGGTGGACTATGACGATTAGGGTTTCAATAGCAGCAACGGATGTTATGTGGGAGAAGCACCCCAAGGCAAAGATGAGGTTCTCGCGTCAGGTGGCTGAGGAGTTGCTACACCGATACGGAGCCTTTGCCCACATGCATGCCCTAGAAGCGTTGGAGTCCCGCGACCAAGAACATTCACGGGTTCTGTGGCGCGATGTGTTGTCAACACTAGATGAAATTACAAACGAAAGGAAGCAAGATGATAAGCCTGAGTTACGCACGACTGAATCGGATAAGCCTGAGTGAGAAGCCCTATCGGGGCAGCACTAATCGGTTCCCTCTTTATGGGCGCATACAGAACAATAAGTATTTCTTAGTTGACGAGGAGAACGGCGAGACCATCTTCAGAGTTATGTATGGGTGGCAGTACAAACAGAAGCCCATCACGGCTGAGGAATACGCTGCGCTAGAAAAAGCTGGTAAGAATGTCTATCACGACAAAACTGAGAATACCTACGCGCTGTGGCATCGCATACCTTGCGAGATGGGCGTGGTGCGTCCGGACAACACCTTTGAGTTCACGGCTACCGGCGGTGGCTACTACCAAGGTGCGCGTGGGTTCCTTAGCGATACAAGCTATGGGTACTTCAGTAACGACTCACGAAGGGGTGGGATGGTATTCAACAGCGTGAGGAACGGGTTCTATCCCATTCACAAGGGTATGCGAGTGGATATCAAGACCATGAAGCCTACGAAGCCCATCACCATCATCGGTAAGTCGGTTGATAGGAAAGCATCTAAGAAGCTGATGGCTAACCACAAAGACTTCTTTACAGTAACCGAGACCATGTGCAAGGCAATGACTCTTGAATCATGGTTGGACACAGCTAAAAGTGTTTATCTTGAGTATGAGATAGAACATAAGATACCTGAGGAAATCTTAATGCTTGCTGAGGCAATGAAGTCTTCCGCACCACTTGATGCGATGGTTCTCTACGCGCTTGGTGTGAACAATGATTTCAGATGGAGGATTAAAAACCCATCGTCATGGCATCACCACAAAACTGCGATTGAGGTGTTCGGTGCAATGAGGGCTAGGTTGTGCAAGCAAATCTACAAGGAGAACGAGGACACATTCAAGACTGTGACCTATGAGATGGGCAAGGTGTACCCGCCTAGCATGTGGGGTTACACCCTAATGGTTGATGGCGTTGAAGTTGAACAATACGGACATGGAGTATGAGCATGGTACTAGGAAAACTAAAGTATTCGGTCAGTAGAGAGGCGGGCGAAGTAGCTATTGATTGGGAGAGTATGCCCACGAGTGTGGTTATGTTAGACACATTGCAAGATTGGATATACGAACTGCAAAAAGTCTATGACGAGAAAAGGAACGAAGTTTTTAACAAAGGAGAACAAGCATGACATTATTTCTTGATGGATATGAGAACGACCAAATCAAACTGAGGTTGATGGAGTCACCCGCTTTCCCACTGGTGCGTGAGATTGTGTTTAAGCACGGCTTGCGCGTGGCGCGGCAGACTAACACGGGATGGCTGATGTGCGACCAACACGGCATTGCCATAGGCAAGGCTAACTGCACGAAGACTAGCGAGGGCGTGATGGAGTATTCGTGGCGTTCGCCGTACTACATGAAGGAGCGCGGTTCAGACAGGGCTGACAAAGAGACTATTCATAGCGCAAAGCTGTCCTCATTGATGGGTGTGCTGAAGGCTAAGAAAGTCATCCCGCCAGTAGGAAACATGACTGACCGCAAGATGAAGATGCTTGGTGCTCCGGTACGCTACCTGAGGCGGGCGATGGGGGATTCGGAGAAGAACATTCATACGCACTCCGACACCATTCATGCCTTACTTGCCCACTACTTGCATGGCGAGATTGATAGTCGGAAGCTATCGCTTGACCGAAGTGAATGTAAAAATTTACTTGACAAATGTGATAAAGCTGATAGCATCAAGCGTATGAAAGATGAAAAGTGCGATGCGTTCTTCAAGAATCCTTTTTACATGCTAGGCGTGGACGAGTTTGGCGACTACCTCATCGGCAAGATGCGTATGGTTCCGACTGATGCACCTGAGCCTAGCGTGGAGATTATTGAGAACTTCAAGCGTTACAAGTCCATAGAGGAATACCCTGACTTGATTCCATTTATGACCATGACCAAAGCAGTCTACGAAAGCAGAGGGCATCACATGCATTGTGGGCTACCTATTGTTGATGAGTACAACGATTCACTTGACGCTGTGTTCTTCTACGACACGCGCCCGACTCACTACGACCACACCTATGTGGTGACACCATGCTGACCCCTGAGCGCAAGGTCAAAGACAAAGTTAAGAAGGTACTCAAGGAGTTGGGTGCGTACTACGCCATGCCCGCTACAGGTGGATACGGCAGTAGTGGTGTGCCCGACTTTCTTGTTTGCTATCGCGGACGATTCATCGGGCTTGAGTGTAAAGCTAATGGTGGCAAGGTCACAGCACTGCAAGAGAAAAACCTATACGACATCCGTAAGAACGGGGGTACTGCGTTCGTGGTTGATGAGAACAATGTCGGTGACTTGCGCGAATGGTTAGTTGAGTCTTTTTATGTAGAGGGAATTGAATGAATGAACAAGATTTAGAGCAACTGCGAGAAGTCCATGCGGGGCTTGCAATGGTAGGTCTTTTGATGAAAGGGGTTTACGACCAAGACATACCTAGCCGCGCGTATCAACTAGCAGACTCTATGCTGATAGCGAGGTCAGAATCCGCTGGCATCGTATCTATTAAACGCCATCTAAAGAAGGAGAAGGCACATGACAGTAACTAAACCGAAACTGAAGAAACACAAGTGGGGTGCGATGCACGATAAGGTGCGCATGATTGCACAAGCACTGCACAACGGGGAAAAGCCTGATGTGAAGGCACTTGCCGCGCAGTTCAAATGCACAGACAAGTATGTTTATTTGCTTGTCTCAGAAGCGCGCAAGATGACCGGCATAACTAAGACCCCACCCAAGCGTGGGTCACAACTTGACCGCGCAGTAGAGTTGAAGAGGGCAATGGCAAATCGACCATTACCCATCACGATGGAAGAGCCTAAGGCAGAAACGGTTAACAGCCCCGCACACTACACAGTAGGCGGTATCGAAACCATTGACTACATCCAAGCGAAGCTAACACCTGATGAGTTTCGTGGGTACTTGAAGGGCAATGTCATCAAGTACACGAGCAGGGCGCAGTACAAAGAGTACCCTGAGGAGGATATTGACAAGATGGTTTGGTACGCCCTCAAGCTGCAATCCATCAAGAATTAACTTCCTTGAGAAGGCATGGTTCGCCATGCCTTTTTTTGTATCTATTGAATTTACTATTTAAGGATTAAGAAATGCTTACAGGACTAGAGATACTGATAGCGCGAATGAAAGACCACCCCGAGGAATTTGTTAAGCAATTCAAATGGGATACGCTGATAGAAGATTTTAAAGACAACTTCACCTTAGATGAATGGGAAGCGTACAAAGCCGCCCGTAACGAGATGATGCGTGACCTGTTCAATGAGGCTGTACTCAAGCGACTCGCGGGCGAGGAAGATAGTGATATAAAAAAAGCTATAGCCACTGTTGGAAAAATGACATCCACTTTTGGCACGACAGACCCCCGAGCCATGTTTGGACAGCTAGTAAACACCCCATCGCTTGCCGCAAAACAAGCCAACGCTGCAATGCAGCAACAGGCTTACAACACCACAATGGATGCTGCGATACAAGCTGCCCAAAGGAACGCTGCGCTGCAACAATACGGCACACAAAACAGCGGACTTGGCAACGCCCTTACTCGTTTCTGAACATGAGCATCATCACTCTCGACTTTGAGACCTACTACACCAAGGGGCTTGGGTTCAAGACTCAGACCACCGAGGAGTATGTGCGCGACAGACGCTTTGAGGTAATAGGCGTGGGCGTGAAGATAGACGATGCACCAGCTACATGGTTCTCAGGAACTAAGGCTGAGATTCATAACTATCTGTCCACGCTCCCGTGGGACACTAATGCTCTGCTGTGCCACAACACCTTGTTCGATGGATGCATCCTAAGCTGGCACTTTGGTGTCACCCCCATGTTCATGCTCGACACACTTTGCATGGCGCGGGCACTTCACGGCGTGGACGTAGGTGGGTCACTGGCATCACTTAGTGCGCGCTATGGCATTGGGCAAAAAGGCGATGAGGTGGTCAAGGCTGAGGGCAAGCGCAGAGAGGACTTCACCAAAGAAGAACTCGCTACATACGGCGACTACTGTATCAACGACGTGGAGTTAACTTACAAGTTATGGCTAGGTTTGTCGAGCGCGTTCCCTGACGATGAGTTGGGTCTCATTGATATGACACTGAGGATGTTTACGCATCCGGTGTTCATGGTTGACGATGCGCTACTGCAAGACCGCGCTATCGAACTGAAGGAGGAGAAGCTGGCGTTGTTGGAAGGCTTGATGGGCGCGTTGGGTTGCAACGATGCTGAGAGTGTTCGCAAGAAGCTGGCAAGCAACAAGCAGTTTGCAGCACTACTGGAAGCGGGGGGCATCCCTGCCCCCATGAAGACTAGCAAGACCACAGGCAAGGAGACCTATGCGTTGGCGAAGAACGACGAGGAGTTTCTAAAGCTGTTGGAGCATGAAGACCCGACTGTTCAGCAGCTATGCGCTGTGCGCCTTGGCACAAAGTCAACCATCGAAGAGTCACGCATTGAAAGATTCATAGATGTAGGCAAGCGCAACAAGGGGCGTCTACCAATCCCCTTGAAGTACTACGGCGCACACACAGGCCGGTGGGCTGGCTCTGACAAGGTGAACTTCCAAAACCTTCCATCAAGGGATAAAAAGAAGAAGACGTTGAAGAACGCAGTCATTCCGCCCGATGGTCATGTGGTCATCAACTGTGACTCTTCTCAGATTGAGGCAAGGGTGCTTGCGTGGCTGGCGGGTCAGGACGATGTGGTGAAGCAGTTTGCCGATGGTGAGGATGTGTACTCGGTGTTTGCGTCCAAGATTTATGACCGCCCCATCTCCAAAGCCAACCCTATCGAGCGTTTCGTGGGTAAGACCTGCATCCTTGGCCTTGGCTATGGCACTGGGAAATTAAAGTTACAGCACACGCTTAAGACAACGCCACCGGGGGCCGTGGTTACTGAAGACGAAGCACAAAGCTATGTCGATACTTACCGCAAGGCTAACGACAAGGTTATACAGTTATGGAAGGGTGGCGATGCGGTGTTGAAAGATTTAGCCAACTGGGGCGACACAGAGCCCTACACATACGGCAAGCACAACTGCCTCAAGGTTGTTAAGGAGGGCATCCAACTGCCCAATGGCCTATACATCCGCTACCCCGACTTGAAGCTGGACACCACAGGGCCGAAGTCAGGCTACGCCTACACCTCACGCAAGGGCAAGGTCTCCATATGGGGCGGCGCACTGGTTGAGAACGTGGTGCAAGCCTTGGCGCGTGTTGTCGTGGGGGAGCAGATGCTCAAGATAAATCAACGCTATCGCGTGGCGCTGACAGTCCATGACGCGGCGGTGTGCGTGGTTCCTGAGGAGGAACTAGATAGTGCCATGGCATACATCGTCGAGTGCATGTCTGTGCCCCCTGATTGGGCTAGGGGTTTACCCGTAGCGTGTGAAGCAAGTCATGCAAATAGCTACGGGGAGTGTTAATATGTCAAACGAAAGGACTCTTATGCAAGCCGAACTAGTTTTCAAAATACCGGAAGAAACCTCTGAATTCATGATGGCCTCATGGGGGCACAAGTACTGGGCAACGCTGAGCGACATCCGCGAGACCCTACGCCAGCACACTAAGTACGGGGTGAGCAGCGCCGCCACCATTGACAAAATTCAAACCCTGCTGGACGAAATCAACCCACTGATGGAGGAAATCGTATGAAAGACCAAACCCACTTGATGTCACAGCCAAAAGGCGACGACACATGGATGAGCAAGACAGGCGGCTTTGCCCGCGACAAGACCATGCGTGACCACTACGCTGGGTTGGCTATGTTAAGGACTAGCGTTGGCTCTTCCTACGAGCAGCTTGCAAAAACCGCTTATGAAATTGCAGACGCAATGCTGAAAGCGAGGGAGAGGAAATGAACATTAAAGAACTTGCTGAACAATGCCATAAAACAGATGGGTGGCCCGACTACCTTGAATTTGATTACAAAAAATTTGCCGAGTTGGTAGCCGCACATGAGCGTGAAGAGTGCGCCAAGATTGCTGAAAACTTTCTTGCTGCTTTACAACGTGACCGAATAAGCATTGCAGACGCAATCAGAGCAAGGAGCAAAGCATGAAAGACGATGATGAAAACGAGGACATGATTTTTAGTTTTGTTTTTATTGCGGTCACCATATTCACTGTGCTGTTTGCTGTGGCTGGTGTTGGCTTAGTTGTATGGAGTTTGATATGAAGGCATTGGAAGAACTCAACGCCAAGTACGGCGCGGGAGAAGTGTGTGACCGGCTGCTGCGGCTTGGTTCCGTTGTCAAGGAGTACGAGCGCGAACTAGGTAGGAAGCTAACACCGGATGATTGGAAGAACTTGGCAGCAGTTGCAGGAGGTGAGTATGAAAACTGAAGAAGATGAAGCGTTCGATGAATTGGCAAGGCGGCAGGGTAGCTGGGGCGGCGGCTTTCAAGCTAAGAGGCAGATGGCTGCGGACAAGTTGCAGGACGGTAAATGCGAGTACTGTGTTGACGGATGTATTGCGTGTGATGCAAGGGCACAGAAGGAAGCACTCTACGGCATGAACCAAGACGATTGGAAAGACGTAGTTGCTGCGATAACCAAGGCGCGTGATGGCAGGGGGATATACCTAGGATGCCGCCCTGCTGATGTGTTTCAAGAGTGGTTCCTTGCACTTGGTACAGCGAAGGTAAAGGAGAAGAACACATGAAGCTATATAACGTACCCAGAAATAGCATGATCGTGCTAGAAAATGGGCTGGAGTTGAAGTTCCACCACATCGACGGGATGTACAGCGTGTGTACAGACGAGAACAATGAGATTTATCACCTTGCTGCATGGGAAGAGGTAACAGTAAAGGAGAAGAAAGATGAATCCTAAAAAAGAACTTGCATTGGATAGCCTCACCCGTGTATGCATAGAGACTATGCAGTTAGTCAACGACCTAATTCGGTGTGATGAAGATGCATACCAAAGGGGGTTTGCGGATGGCATGAAGGCCGCACTAAAGGTAGAGGAATCGTTAGACGAGATGCAGGAAAATAACAAATGAGGTGTCCTGACCCCAAGTGCGGGACATGGGCACGGGTGCTAGAGACCCGCGACAAACCTGAGAACAAAACTTACCGCAGATACGAGTGCGCTAACAGGCACAAGTTCAGCACCATGGAGCAAGTTGCTCAACTACGACGAGGCCCAAAGCCTAAGGAACCTGTATGACTACCCCTACCTACACATGGTCTTTCTCTTCCTTGAAAGACTACATGAACTGCCCCAAGCAGTATCAGGAAATCAGGGTGCTCAAGCGCTTCTTCAAGGCTCCAACGGCAGCGATGACGTATGGCAACGAGGCGCACAAGGCAGCGGAGAACTATGTGAAGGATGGTACGCCACTGGCTAAGAACTACGCCAGCTTCAAGCCTGTCTTGGATGTGCTGATAGAGACTGAGGGCGAGAAGTATCCTGAGTACCGGATGGCACTGGATAGAGATGGCAATGCCTGTGAGTACGGCAAGGGCTACTGGGTGCGGGGCATCGTGGACTTGCTGATTCTCAATGGAGACACAGCACACATCATCGACTATAAGACCGGCAGCAACAAGTACGCTGAGCCTTTGCAGTTGAAGCTGATGGCGTTGATGACCTTTGCCCACTTCCCTCAGGTGCAGACCATCAAGGCGGGGTTGCTCTTCATTGCTTACGATAGCTTCATGGATGAGTCTTACAAGCGAGAAGATATTGATACGCTCTGGACCCACTTTTACCAGCAACTGGCTAAACTGGATACTTCATACGCATCGGACGTATGGAACCCCAACCCGACGCCTCTCTGTGGATGGTGTCCTGTCAGAACCTGTGACTACTACAAGGAAAAACGATGAATACTTTGATTGACTACGCACACCCCTTGATGATGGCTGAGCGGGCGCTGAAGAAGGCGCATGACTACCTGCTGGACAGGGACTATGAATTAGCACTAGACCAGCTTAAATTAGCCATCATTGAGACCCGCGCAGCAAGCGCAGCAACTCTTCATATGCAGGAGAAAATCGATGCCGTACGTTAACAAAACGAGGCCGTACAAGAAAGAGTACGAGCAGCAGCAAGAGCGTGGCGAACTGCCCAACCGCATGGAGCGCCAACGTGCGCGAAGGAAGCTTGATGCCAAGGGCGTTGACCGCACTGGCAAAGATGTAGCCCATGTCAAAGCATTGTCTAAAGGTGGCTCTAACAAGGATGGTGTACGGCTTGAGAGTCCAAGTAAGAATCGTTCGTTTGCCCGCAAGTCTGATGGGTCAATGAAGTAAGAAACGCCGTAAGGTACGAGTGGGCGCTCGGGGGTTTTTGGGATTTCGGCTTTCCCCCATAACCGTACCAGTCAGAGGTGTTTGCTCCTTTCGGCACTGATCTGACCGACTAGCCCCCGTAAGGGGCCATATTTAATCTAGTAAGGAACAGTATGGTTGTAGTTGAAGACACGGCGGTGCATCTCAAAGTGCCTTCCTCCGATTTGAAGTACCTTGTGGGGTACATAGACAAATGCGAGGTGTTGAAGGACAACGGGACAGATGCAGAAGTCCTAGTCTACTGGGGGCTGACTGAGATGCAGCGCTTGGTAAAAGTCTATGGGGACGCACCCAACCCGATGAGCAAAGAGTACACATGGCCTGGCTTGTATACGCCGTTCAAGCACCAAGAAACTACTGCATCATTCTTAGCGCTGCGCGACAGGTGCTTCTGTTTCAATGAAGCTGGCACGGGCAAAACATCCTCAGTAATTTGGGCTGTTGATTACCTCATACAGCTAGGCCAAGTGAAGCGCGTTCTCATCATCTGCCCACTGTCCATCATGTACTCCGCATGGCAAGCAGATATATTCAAAACAGCGATGCACCGCACTGTGGGCGTGGCCTATGGCGATGCAGCAAAACGGGCCAAGATAATCAGAGGCAGCTACGAGTTTGTCATCATCAACTACGATGGCGTGGGCACAGTAGCAGACGAGATAGCCAAGGCAAAGTTCGATCTGATTGTGGTTGACGAAGCCAACGCCTACAAGACTGTGACCACTATGCGCTGGCGAATCTTGGCGAAGCTAATCACCCCTGCAACACGGCTGTGGATGATGACGGGCACACCTGCCTCACAGTCCCCGCTGGATGCGTTCGGCCTCGCCAAGCTAGTCAACCCTAACGCGGTTCCCAAGTACTTCACTGCGTGGCGCGATAGAGTCATGCAACAGATTACACGTTTCAAGTGGGTGCCTAAGGCCAACGCTAAGCAGTATGTGTTCGACTGCCTACAGCCCGCCATCCGGTTTGAGAAGGCGCAGTGCTTGGACTTGCCCCCGCTGGTGTATCAGACACGCGAAGTACCCCTGACCCCAATGGTAGCGAAGTACTACCAACAGCTAAAGAGTCAGATGCTGATTGAAGCGGCAGGCGAACAGATTAGTGCAGTTAATGCGGCGGCTCAGTTGAGCAAGCTGCTACAGATTTCGGGTGGAGCAATCTACACGGATACCCATGAGGTGGTGGAGTTCGACATAGCCCCACGCCTCAATGCTTTGATGGAAGTGCTGGAAGAGACGGAGCATAAGGTAATCGTCTTTGTTCCGTTTCGGCACACCATCGATCTCGTCTCACGACATTTAACCAAGGAAGGAGTTACCAATGAAATAATCAACGGAGATGTACCCGCAAGAGCCCGCGCTGACATCATTAACAGGTTCCAGCAAGCGGTAGACCCTCGGGTTTTAGTTATCCAACCCCAAGCCGCCTCACATGGCGTCACCCTTACTGCCGCAGACACGATAGTGTTTTGGTCTCCCGTTATGAGCGTCGAGACCTACTTGCAGTGCGTTGCGCGAATCGACCGAGTAGGACAAGTTAACAGCATGACTGTGGTTCACCTACAAGGTTCGGAAGCAGAGCGCAAGGTCTATCAGATGCTGCAAGGCAAGGTGGATTCCCATGAGAAGTTGGTCGATCTATACAGACAGGAGTTAGGGCTATGAGCGAAGAAAAAGATGAAATCGCAACTACAAAGTTGGATGAATTGGTCAAGGTATACTTGACAATACGTAATCAGCGAGACAGAGTGGAAGCGGAAATGAAGAGCCAAATGAGGGAGCTTGAAGACGAGTTAAACCTCCTTGAGCAGACCTTCATGTCCACATGCAACGAGAGCAACGCAAACAGCATACGGACGAGTTACGGCACAGTTATTCGGAAGTTGAACGAGCGTTACACCGTAAATGATGGGGACAGTTTCCGTAAATTCATTCTGTCGAATGGCGCAGTTGACCTGTTTGAAGCACGTATTCATCAGGGCAACTTCAAAGAATTCCTCAAGGAGAACCAAGCCGATGGGCTACCTCCCGGAGTGAATGTAATGAGGGAGTTCACGATTGTCGTGCGCAAACCCTCCAACTAGTAAATTTAGTAACAAGGAAAATTGAAATGAGTAATGACCTCGCAACCATGTTCAGCGGCGAAGTGATGGCCCCCATTGAAGGCCTCGACGAAGATACCCTTGCAGTAGCGGGCGGTATGCGTCAGAGCAAACGCATCTCCATCAAAGGTGGTGTGTTCCGTAAGTACGCTGGCGGGAAAGAGATTGGCGCTATCGAAGACCGCCACATGAACGTCATCTTTGTGAAGATGGCACACAAGGCCTCGCGTATGTTCTACGAGGGCGTTTTCCAAGAAGGTCAGAAGGTGAGCCCTGCTTGCTGGTCTACCGACTCTGAGAAGCCCGATGCAGATGTGAAAGCCCCAATAGCTTCCGCTTGCCTTGACTGCCCTAAGTCGGTTAAAGGCTCCGGTCAGAACGGTACGGGTACTGCCTGCCGCCTGTCTTGGCGCACTGCGGTGGTACTACCAAATGACCCTGCCGGTGATGTGATGCAGTTGGTGTTGCCTGCTACCTCGGCCTTTGGCAAAGAGGACAACGGACGGTTCCCCTTCCGGTCTTACATCCAGCACTTGGCGTCGCACAACGTCAGCGCGGGACGGGTCATCACCCGCATGGCGTTCGATACCAAGGCCACTGCGCCGAAGGTCTTGTTCAGTCCTGCTGGTAAAGTACCTGATGCAGATTTGCAGATCATTGCCCAACAAGCAAAGAGCCCTGCTGCTGAAGCTGCTGTCAAGATGAATGTCTTCCAAGCAGATGTAACCGACGAAGTGCCGAGCCATCGTAACGACATTGCGCCCACCCCCGAAGTTGAAGAGCCCGTCAAACGCGAGTCCACGAAGCCCGCCGTTGCCGAAAAGGACATCTCGGACGTAGTTAAAAAATGGTCTAAGAAGTAAGGAATAGGAATGTCACGGTCATACAGCGAAGCGTTTTTAATTGAGTTACACAAGGCCAACCCCCACAGGGCTGGCACTGCGCTGGCGCTTGCTTGCGTCAAAGCTAACCTACCTGCTAAGTACGTGGCGTGGGCTCTTGATGTGACTAGGATGACTGCGTTTAGCTGGTTCCGTGGCAAACCTATCCGACATCGCAATCTACTCAAGGTTGAGACCTTTACAGACCTCGTTGAGAGCGACACTGCTAAGGGCTTGCTACCAGCTAAGACCAACAAAGCAGCATTGGAATATCTTGAAGCAATGGTAGGAAGGACATACCCTAATGTGAGATAGTTTTTTGGGGGGCCGGTCTCGGCATGTTGCTGTGATCTACGGAGCCGCTAAAAAGGGTCGGCCCCCACCTTATTAACAGAGCGGGCATAGTTCCGCTCTTCTTAACTCTGCGAGACATGTTAAAACAATTCTACGAGAAAGCATTACCCACGCAGGGTGTTTACTGTATCAGTGGCATAGACAAAACCGGCAAGGTCAGCAACAGATTTGCAGAAACACTCGATGATGTATTGAGCACGATTGAGAGACTAAAAAAGACACAGAACGTATTCGTAGCACTAGGCTCCTTTGAGGGCTACAGCCGTAAAGCGGCTGATTGTATGTACGTACGGTCATTCTTCATTGACCTAGACGTTGGTGAGAAGAAGGACTATAAAGACAAGGCTGACGCACATACTGCGCTGTTTAAGCTACAAGGCGCTGCTGGTCTACCCGACCCAGTGGTGATTGACTCAGGCGGTGGCATACACGCTTACTGGCTGATGGATGAAGACATACCCGCTGAAGAGTGGAAGACATACGCTGAGAAGTTCAAAGCGCTATGCATGTCTCACATCACTATCGACCCCGTGGTGACTGCCGATGCTTCACGCATCATGCGTTCGCCTGACACGCTTAACTTCAAGACAGACCCGCCGCGCCCCACATCCGTTATCAGCGATGCGGTTCATGTCTATGGCTGGCAGGAGTTCCGCGAGTTTCTAGGTGGCCCAACAGCACAGCAGGGCGAAGAAGCGTTACATGAAACGTCACTCGAACCGTTATCCATAGCGGACATCCTTGCCGAGATTCCCAAGGGGCTGGACGATGACACCAAGGCCATGCTCAAGCTGGACAACTTTGGCAAGACGTTTGCGGTGCTGGCGCAGAAGAGCATTGATGACGAAGGTGGCTGCGCCCAAGTCAAGTACATGCTGGAGAACGCTGCAACGCTTGAAGAACCGATGTGGTTTGCGGGGCTATCCATAGCCAAGTTTTGCGATGACGCAGCCACAGCAATCCACGACATATCTAACGAACACCCTGACTACAACTATGATAAAACAGAAGACAAGGCAAGTCGCTTTCCTGCTCCGCGCACCTGCTCATGGTTCATTGAGAACTACCCCGAACGATGCAATGGCTGTCAACACCGGGGAAAGATTGTTAGCCCTATCGTCCTCGGGCGCGAGTTCAAGCCAGCAACAAAAGCTAATAAAGAGGAATCAGTTCGGGAAGAACCGAATACCAAAGAGGTTTCAGAGTTTCCAGACTTCCTGATGCCCTTTGTGCAGGGCGTCAACGGCGGTATCTACTTCGTCCCTGCGCCCAAGATAGACAAGAAAGGAACTAAGCACCAAGACGACCCTATCCTCATCCTCCCTCATGACCTGTACCCTATTCAGCGGATGTTCAGCCCACACGATGGTGAATGTTTGCTGTTGCGGTTGGTTCTTCCTAAAGACGATGTACGGGACTTCCTCGTACCAATGAAGCAAGTGTATGCAAAAGAAACATTCAAAGCCCTTATGGCAGCTAACGGGGTATTTCCCTCAAGTAATAACACGGAGCACCTTATGAACTACATAGTGAAGTGGGGCCAATACATGCAGACAGTGGCTAGAGCCGACCAGATGCGTATGCAGATGGGCTGGACTGCTGAACGGACAGATGCCCCTGAGTGGGAGAAGCGCAGCTTCGTTATTGGCAGAAAAGAAATCACGCGCACTGGTGAGGTAGTAAACGCACCATCATCACCGTTTGTCCGTGGCCTATCAAAGCACATAACAACGCACGGCACGTTTGCCCGTTGGCGTGAGTCGATCGACTACTTGAACAAGCCGGGGTTTGAATTGCATGCCTTTGCAGCCATGAGCGGGTTCGGGTCTCCATTGATGTGCTACACGTCAACTTCAGGCGTGACTGTGAGTCTTTTTGGGAAGTCGGGCAACGCCAAGACCGGCGCTATGTATGCGGGTTTGAGCGTCTTTGGTAACCCCAAGAACTTGAGCATCGTGAAGGCCACCGACAATGGTTTAACAGGCCGATACCTAGCGCTGCACAACCTGATGTTCGGGCTTGATGAGATTGGCGATAAGAAGCCTGAGGAGTTGGGCGGGCTAATCCACAATGTGTCGCACGGTAAGGCCAAGGTCAAGATGCAAGCGTCCGTCAACGCCGAGCGGGAATATGAGATGTCTGCGTCCATGATTGCCACACTCACCACCAACCACACCATCTACGGCAAGTTGGAGGGCATCAAGGCTAACCCTGATGGAGAGGCGGCGCGGCTGATTGAGTTCCATATTCATAGGCCACCGCTATTGGATTCTGACCCTCGATTGGGTAAATACATCTTCGATGCTTTTAACTTCAACTACGGGCATGCAGGCCCAATGTTCATCCAAGAGGTACTGCGCCGTGGAGATAACTTTGTACTCGACACCATAGCAAAGTGGGAGTCTCGGTTCAAGAACGACTTTGGTGACCATGTTGAGTATCGGTTCTACGAGAACTTGGTGTCGGCGAACCTAGCGGGGGCTGAGATTGCCAACCTAGGTGGGGTCACAGACTTCGCTCTTCACAATATCTACAACGGGGCCGTACGTGCCATGATTGAGATTAAGGACAAAGTGGTCAAGGTCAACCGCACCGACTACCCATCGCTGCTGGGCGATTTTGTGAACAAGAACATGGGCAACATACTGGTCATCAAGGACAGCAAGGTGACGATGGAGCCCCGTGGGCAGATTGTGGCTAGGATTTGCAGCGACGAGCACCTGTTGCAAATATCTAAGTCCGAGTTCAAGAAGTTCCTTGCCGAGAAGAATATCAGTACACGCGAGTTTGAGTTTGAGATGCGGAACAACAAAATCTTGGTAGACGACAAGAAGGGCCGGTTAACCACTGGCTGGAAGTCAGCTATCCAAGTAGACCCAGCGTACCTGTACTGGTTCAAAACCGAACTAGACATCTTTGATGATTCTGGAACCTGAGTGGCTGTTCCCGTTTAGCGGCATGGAGATTGGGGATAGCTTCTTTATTCCCACCCTCCGCTTTGCAGAGATGATCTACGCCATAGACTGCGGGGCCAAGCGCGCTGGGATACTGGTCAAGTCCTTTGTGACCCATAAGGATGGGCACTTGGGGGTCCGCGCTTGGCGCGTTCGTTAGGGCTCGATGCCAAGAGCTTTGAACGTCTCTATCATCTGCCGCTTAATGATGTTCTGTCGAAAGATATTTGCACGAAGCAGTTCTTGCCGGTCTTTTTGCGATATTGGCATGACGCGGATTTTATTGGCCTCTTCTCTAACCTGACTCAAGCTACCTAGCTGGGCGTAGTAAATTCCTACAGCCATCTCTGCCGTAGGATTATTAGTAATGAATTCGGCATACGCTTTAGGCGAAGTTACCTTCAATGTTTTAATCCGCTCATCAAAATTTTTCAGCTTGTCCTCAACCGCCGTGAAGTCGCGCGCATCTACGTTGGACTTAGCGCCGAAGAACGAGCCAAGCAACGGCGTATCAGTTTTGGGATTGAAGGCTTTCTCGCCTGCACCGATGTCTACCCAGCTATACGCAAGTTCACCTAAGCGCGTAAAACCATCTGCGTAGCTGTTAGCGAAGAAGTACGCTGTGTTGGGGCTGATATTCCAAGCACCGCCGGTTTCGTTGTATATATACGCTGTCAAGTCTTTCCACGCTTCGGGAATCCTATCCCCCCCAGTGAAGGCGTCACCAAATTTTCGCTGCGATGCGCTGTTGATAGTCTGCCCAATACCGTTCACATTCCAGAAATACTCAAAGTAAGGGCGCATGACGGAAGGCAGCAAAGAATCAGCTAACCAAAGGCCGGGCTTCTCTGTGATGGGGATGCGAGACACAGGCAACGGCAAGAACGAGTCAGCCAACCCGCCAAGCACGATATTGCCTATGCCGTCCTTGAGAGAGGTGTTCCCATGCGCCATACCTGCTATCTGTGCCCCCATGGACATAAACGCACCAAGCCCAAAGCCCCAAGGCAGTTGGAACACAACGTCTTTGCCCATGCCCATAGCTTCAGATACGCTATTGGGAATGTGGAACCGGGCGTACTTAGTCCACTGCTGCATGTTGTCGTTCTGGGTAGAGTTTCGTTCCCATTCATCGTCGGGGGCCATCAATGAAGACATCCACCACAAAACGTAACCCGCACCGATAAGTGTGCCGGTCATTAACTGAGAGTTGGTACGAAGTTTTTTAAACGCAGTCATGTACTTTTCTGCTGCTGCTGGGTCAGCAGCTATGTTGGCGGGCATATTATTTTTAGCCCACTTTTCAAAAGTGAATGCAGGGGCCACAGTTTCAATAGCGCGCACTGCGCCAGTAGAAGATGGCTTAATAAACATATACAACCCGCCAAGCTGCTCCGACCACTCACCAGCTTTTTCAAAGTTAGCTAGGTTTTTAGTTTCTGCTGCAGCTTCTACACTTGCTGCTTGTTCTGCTGGAGACATTGTGTTGTTCGGCCCTTTAACGTCTGACATAGTAAGTTTGTTTTTTGCATAAACACTTTCCTTGTAGAGCATGTACGCAGCTGTACGGCTGGTTAATTCAAACATACCGTTCCAGCTATCAAGCATTGCCTCAATGCTATCTTTGGTTCGTAAAATGCGATTCCGCTTAAGGCTCTTTAGTTTTTCAAGATTAGCTTTGAGTGAGAAACTTTCTACAAAAATGGTTTTGCCGCCAATCTGAATCATCTCTAGCATAGCTTTGACAAACGGGTCTTTATCTGCCATGTCTGCCAACCGCTTCTGACTCGCAGGGTCGCCCTTCTCATGGTATATCGCCACCTCAAGAGCTTTACCAAAACCGTTCTTACTCACTTGGTACGCAATGTCCTTAATGTATGCAGCAGACTTTAACGGGCCAAGCTTGCCCCCGCCAATGTTCCAAGCGTTAGTCAACGCATCGACCAAAAAGTTTTTTGGTGCAAAGTTGAGGTTGTACCTAGTGTGCATTGAACCAAAAAACGCTGTCACGTTGTTAGCCAACTGCCACATTATGTTGCTGTCCTTGAAGGAGTAGCGCAGCGCCTGCAGCAACTTAGGGTCAGTCACTTTTAAGATGTCGATGGAGCCATCTTCGTTGTAGTGAAATATATACTGCCCGCCTTTAAACTCTTGCAGGTTAGCCACACCACGGTCTTCAAACTTAATGTTTTTATAGACGCTACCGCGCAAAATTCCCGTACCACCGGGATTTAACTTGGGGTCTGCGGAAAGGGCGTTCTTAATTGACTGTGTGTAGTTACGCACGCCAGCACGCCGCGCGCTACGGAAGGCATCGCTCAATACTTGCAGCACAGGATTGTCAGAGACACTAAAACGGCCTGCAGTTTCGTGTTCAATTTCCTGCATGTCCTTGCCCCTACCCATCCGGTTGGGGTCAAGCGAGTGGTCAATCTCAGAGTGCTTTGCCTTGCCTTTAAATGGCATGTAATACTGGTAATTATATATTCCTACTAGGTTGTCAACAGGGGTAGACCAGTAGTTACCAATTTTATTTAATTTAGCAGTAGCCTTGTTTATCTTTTGCATGGTCTCAAACACTTTCATAGCAGCCGCCCTACGCTCAGGGGACACTATGTCATTGTCATTGAATTGCGCTTGACGCAGCTTAACTTCACTATCCGTTATACCCAGTGCGTTGTACAAGCTATTATTGATGTCAAGCCTTGGGTCTTTTTTTGTTGACAACGCCAGACTAGGATTTGCAGCAACAGCGGCTAAGTGCCGTTTTAACGCAGCATCCATTTGTGCTTTTGACAGGCGGGGGCTGTCGCCAAACGGGTCACCATAGTTGTCAGCTAAAAATATTAGTTCTGCACGTAATGCGGCCCGCTGAGCTTCTGTCAATTTAAACTGGTGAACAATTCCCGGCTTGCCAGTACGCATGTCTCCGATGATGTCAAGACGACGTTGTGCGGCACTTATAGGCTTTCCGTTATGGATTAAATTTAGCGCGTTGTTAAGCGGCTCAGACACAATAAATTTCATCAAGCGGCGCTCAGGCTCATGCAGCATCTCACCAAACAACTGCAGGTCTACAAGTGCTTCATCAAGCCCTTTGCCAGCTATCTTGACGTACTCGCTTACTGCTGTTTTGTAATCATCAAGAGGAGTTTTTAAGTAGTGGTCAAGGAAGTTGCGCATCTCTCCCATAGAGAGGTCAAGGTGCTCCGTCACGTTGTTAAACGATTTGGTCATGTCACGGACAATCTTATCGCCCATGTCCTGTCGCCTAAAGTAGCTCCTAGCTTCGTACGTCCGGTCTTGCACCAGCTTCGCCATGTTGCGCCATCCATCCTGTGTGAGCAAGGGTTTGAACACCCCAGTGGCTTGCCCGCTCTCAGGAAGCCCTTGCTCCTTCATAGTCTTTCGTAAGTCAGGGTCGTTAATACCACCACCACGAGGTGCTTGGGCTTGTTGCGGTGTAGACGTAGCTGACAAACTTTCTTCAGAATCCAGCACAATAGCGCCAGTCTGCGGAGCCATGATGTCCTCAAAGGCAGCAGCTATCTCCATCAAGAAATTCTGATTAGTAAACGAGCCAGTCGTTATTGCTTCAGACAGAAGGTCAGCTAACGGTATAGTTTGTAATTCGTATACGTCTTCTTCAGCTATAGCCTCTCTATCAACTGGGACGTACTTACCTTGTTTTTGAAATTCTTTTTCAAGCCGTTCTTGTGCTTCTTTCTGGTCTTCTTTAGATACAACTTCTTTAACTCGTTTTACACCGGCAGTAATGAGTTTGGCAACAGATAACTTGAACTCTGTCCACGCAGACCTAGGCTGGCTTGAGATGTTGCTAATATTTGTGGTTTCTCCTTTATTAACATCGCCTTTAGCAAACATGGCGTAATGCAACCGGCTTTCTGCAGGTAGGTTGATGTTTGCTAAGTCGTTTTGAAAGTCTTCCTTAGTCAGTGCGTAAGAGACAAACTCAAAGATGTTGTCATACGCTTCAGGATGTTTATCTCCAAACCGAACGCCCTCTGCATCGATGTAATCGCGGGTAACAGCCATAATTTTTAGTAGCTGTTTTGCTCCTGCAGTCTGCGCAGGGGTTAGTGAGGTATCCCCGTCTAAATACTTGTTGATGACCTGTACGGTAACGGCATGGATTGCCTCATGCAGCAGGATGGTGGGCGATACAGTCCTGATAGAGATTTTGCCGATGTTCTCTTGACCGGGCGTGGTAAAGCTTGGGTCATATTGCCCATGGTCATCATTGGATAGCTTGCTCACAAGCATAAGTCTTGGGGGGGATTTCATCCCCTTGACCATGGAGGCCACTGCCTTAGCAATAACCCGGTTAAACTTGCTTACGGACTTCATTCCGCTTATGTGTTCCAGCGCACCGAACAAATTACTGTTGCCTATAAGCATGCGCAGCTTGTCGTTGTCCCGCTGTACCGTCAATCTAGACTTCTCAAGATTGCTGCCAAACCGTGGGGGGATAGTTTTTCCTGTAAGGGGGTCAACCTCAGTTTCATAGCCAGCAGGTATGCGTTTCTTCTGCTCATCCGACTCACGCTGCACACGCTCAAGCCGGTCTTTGTTCTCCTGACCAATCTGGATTTTTGACTGCTCTGTTTTAGTAGCAGCTTCAGTTTTTAAATGCTTGGCTAAGTTGCCAAAAGACCGATCTAGCTGCAAGCCAGAGAAATTTGTTAAGCCTTCTTTAAAGACCCCCTTAGCGCCATCAGACAGATCGCGCCACTTGGGAAACGTGGTGCTAAACATTTTGCTGACGCGGGTACGTGTGTCGTTGTATGCATTAACAACCCGTTTTTCATCTTCAGACAGCCCTTTATATGACCTGTCTGTCAAAGCCTGTACAACTGCTTGAGCAGCTTTCCGATGTTCCGGCATGGCCCCATATTTGATGTCACCAAAGTAGATGTCTTTAAGCGCGCCCATGTCTGACCAAGCGGGGATATAAAGTACATCCTCAGGGTCAAGCGTCATAAGATACGCATCAGCAGCTTCTTCTTCAGCAATGGCTTTATCCGCTGCTTCCGTTAAAGCAACAAGCTTGGGGTCGTTCTGTTTAGGCTTGTTTTCTTTCTTGTACTGATCAGCTTCTTTTATCGCTGCATCAGCCTTGTCATTAGCAGCCTTTACTGCCGCCAGCGCATCTGCACGTTTCTGATTGCGTTCCGCTGCGTCGGCGTTGTGCTCCGCCCGAACCTTTTCAAAAGCATCACGGTCTTCTTTAGAGGTTTCAAACTTACCAGCTTTTTTTGCGTCCGTTTCTGCAAGGTCAGCCGTTAGCTTTTCTTGATCTACGCGTTCGTTCTCAGTAGCAATTAAGTTGGCTATCTCTTGGTTAAGCTCAGGGCTTAACGTAGAGTCATACTTGTAAGCCACGCTTGATTCTTCCTCAACTACAGGGGCTACTTTTTTACTTTTTGCACTGAGCACCCCACCTTGTGGAGTAACGCCGGTTAGCGGCATGTTGTGCGTCCGCTCCAGTGAGTTAACAGTGGCTAGAGCTTTAGCATCTTGGGGATTAGCAGTAAACCTAGCAAGCGCTCCTTTGTAAACAGCATCAACCCCTTTGCTCATGGGGATAGCAATAGGGGCTGCGGGTGTAGGAGGCGTTACATCTACAGGGGGCGCAGGAGGAGGCGTTACGGTAGCGGTTGTTACATCTGGGGCCGGGGTTGTTTGTTGTCCTTGCGGCGTTGTTTGCTGGGTTTGAGCGGCTTGAGTGCCATCGGCAGTTCCTTGTATGTCGGGGATATCTGTGAGTTGTTCGCCACCAGCGGCAAAGTACTGGCGCAGCGCTTGGACAGCCAGCACCCTAGTGCTCTCGCCCTTGGTCTTGTCAGGTTTAGGCGCAGGTAGGCCAAGCTCTTTCATTTTTGCTATTAGGCCTTTTACTTCGTCCTTGCCAACCATCTCCGCTTCTTTACCCTCGGGAATATTGGCAACATAAACTTTAAGCGCCTGTGCAAGAGGAGATTCGGGGGTTGGAGGAATGACTGAGCCGGGCGGGGCGGCAGTAGCAGCGTTGAGCGAATCTAGCTCTTGTTTGGTAGGTGCTCTGTCAGCAGCCTTAGTGTCCATACCGGCAGTTGTAAACCGGTCTCTGAGTTCTTCTTGCTCTTGGCTAGTCAATTTGGCAGCGTTCTGTAGAGCAATTTCGTTCTTGGCGGTGTAGGCCTCACGCCCACCAGAAATAGTGCCCATACCAAGACCAGCCAGACCCTCCAAAGCGCCCTGTCCAACAACGCCGCGCATCGTGGGTACATCAAAGCCCTGCCGCTGCAGCGCAAGATTTTTCGCTAGTTGCTCTTGACCGCCTTGGAAGCCTTCGCCTAAGAAATCTGTACCGCCAGTGATTGCGGCTTGTTTTACTATGCCACGTTTAGCTGCCTGCTCAGTGGCTTCTTTAGTGGCTAACTTGACGGCTTCTTTCTGGGCTACGGTAGTAGCAATCCCTTTAGATAGTTGACGGGCTATGGCAAGCTCTGCTCCGGTTCGCGCCCCAAAAGCCCCAGCCAATGAGCCTATTAAAATTTGATCTAGGTTTTCGCCTCTATAGCTCTGAGCATCAACAGCAATTTTTTCAATCTGCTCAGGTGATAACTTAGTTTTTTCACTAAGAACTTCTTTAGTAGCATCGTAGACAGCGCCTTTGACCGTACCTGCGCCCATTACCGCACCAGTACCAAGCGTTACTGCGCCAGCTACAAGCGGAGTACCACCAGTAAGGAAAGTGGCCACTCCAGCAATAATACCGGGCGCTGCTGTACCAAGCGCGTTTGCAAGTAAGTCTACGGGGGCTACGCTAAAGGCTTTCCCCGCCGCCACCAAGTTTGCCAGCACGCCCTTATCCTCTGCATCTTTCATGATGCGGGCCATCTCTTGGCTGTCTTTTTTAGACTGAGCGCTATACAGCGCTGCAAGGTAGTCTTCTACGCCTCTAAGATTTTTTGATACTGCACTGTCTGCGCCATAAAAATCAGCAACCGTCCGTACCCCATAAACTGCACCAGCGCCTACCTTCAACGGTACGTCAGCAACCCCACGCAGGAAAGGGTATGCCTCGGTGTCGTCTTTAGCTACCGGAGCTACGGGGGGCTTTGCGGGCGCTTTTGCGGGGACAATTGTTTCCCAGCCTTGTGCGTCTTTAGCGGATGTGGTTACAGGCGCGGGAGCAGGGACAATTGTTTCCCACCCTTGCGCATCCTTAGCGGGCGCAGGGCGAGTAGCAGGGCGCGGAGCCGGGACAATTGTTTCCCACTCAGACTCTTTTGCCATTGTTACCTGCCCTTAGACTTGCGTTGAACAGAACCGTCTTCGGCAATTTTATAATCATATTTATCAGGCTCGTATTTTTGACCGCCAGCTTCTACTGCAGCCCTAATATTATTAGCGGGAGGAGCGCCAGCACCCCCCGGTATATTTAACCGGTTAAAAGCTATTTTTGCTGTTTCATCAGCGGCCTTAACCATATTGAACATTTCTGTATCAGCGCGCTCAATATTTGCTTTAGCTCTATCATAATTAGCTTTCAGCACGGAATTTATTTTTGATTCATCTACTGTTCCGTCTGGCTTCAATGGCACACCTATCGTCGCCTGTTGAATAACTGCTAAGGAAGCTTGGTAATCTTTGCCTGATCTTAGACGTTCAGCGCGTTCCATAGCTCTACTTAATTCCTGTTGCGCTGCGGCGTGTTGTGTAAAAAGTTTTTGGTCAGCGGCGACTGCTGCACTTTCAGCGCGTTGGGCAGCTACCTGGCGTGTTTGTGCTGCGTCAGATATAGCTTTAATTTCAGCCACAGTTCTAGCGCTGCGTTCCATAATTTCCGCTTGTTTTATGTCAGTAGCATCACGCGCTGTGCTTGCAGCAAGAGTTGCAGCAGATTGAGCCAAGTCGGCTTGAAGTCTCTTTTCAGAACTAGCTTGCTGGACAGATGCTGTGGTCAGGCTTGCTTGCAGGTCTGCCATGGTCTTGATAGCCGATTGTTTTTTAACATCTGCTTTATCATAAACCCCAAGCTTCTCCATCCGCATAGACTCTTCTAAATCAAAGATAGCTTTGTCTGCTTGTTGGCGCGCTAGTTTTTGATCTTTAGCATCTTGAAGGATGTCAGGAATTTGGTTCTTTAACGCAACCAAACCGGCAACCAAAGTGTTACCGGGTGTAGAACCTAACTCTGCAAAAAACTTAGCCCGGCGTAGTAGGTTAGTGCGTTCATTTTCAGCTACCAAATTAGCCCGTTCTGCCATCTGCTGCTGCATTAGCTTTTGTTTTGCCTCAGAATTATCTAAGCCCAAAGCTTTTCTATCAGCCAATTCGTCTTCATATAGCTGTTTTGTTGTTTTATTTGCTATCGTTGTAAAAGGCTCCATTGCTTTTTTAGCGTCCGCAATTGCAGCCCTACCGGGGTCAGTCTCAACAGGAGGAGCCGCAAGAATGCCAGCAGGGGCGGAAGCGGGGACTACGCCCTTAGCCATAGCTTGTTTTGCTTCCGCTTCGCCAGCATTGGCGTCATTAGCAGGAACAGGAACTACAGGAGTAACCGCAGCAGGGACTATGCCACTAGCCATAGCTTTTTTTGCCTCTGCCTCACCAGCATTGGCATCATTAGCAGAAGCTATAAAAGGAACTTCTCTACCTCTAGCAAACGCAATGATGCCACCACCAGCATAACCAGCGTTGTAGTCCACACCCATAGGGCCCACACCTTGGGGAGCTTCACTAGCTTGAGGCTCTGCATTCATACCGGCTTGGCGTTGCTTGAGGATTGCTGCAGCCATTTCACGGACTCGTGGGCTAGGAGACTCCCTAGCTTCCTTTGCTAACTCCTCATCGTTTTTTTGAGCAAGTTGGCTTAGCACTGCACCGCCAACGTCGTAACGGGGGATGGACGTAATACCGCCCTTAGCCATGCTCTTAACAGCACCGCCCTTTGCTTTCATCTGCGACAAGGAGCCTAGTGCGCCAATAGCACCGATGCCCTGCGTGATGGGGTTAGCCTGCGCTTGGTACTGTTGGGTAGTCTGAGCCTGCATGGGCAGGCCACGCAGCATGTTAGACATCGTGCCCAACTGCATCAGCGGGTACTGCTGTGCATTGGCGTAGTCCTGCATTGCTTGGTTAATAATTTGCTGCTGGTTCTGCTGTTGCTGCTGACCCATTTGATTCTGCAGGCCGTAAATACCCTGCTGCGCTTGCAGCCCTTGATTACCAATATTGGCTAGTTGACTAGCGCCCTGCATACCAGCTTGTAGACCCTGCAGCCCATAGCCCGCGCCGTACTGGCGCGATTGCTCGTTAAGTTGGTTGGCTGCTTGTCCGTACTGCGCGCCCAAGCTTGCTGCTTGTAGGTTCTGCCCAGCGTTGAACTGCCCCGCTTGATTTAGTGCGGCTTGGTTAGCCAGCCCAGTCTGTTGCGCAGCGCCTAGATTCTGCTGGCCTACAGTAATTCCTGCTTGCTGGTTAGCCTGTTGTGCTGACAGCCGTGCTTGTTGTTCCGCGTTGAACTGCTGCTGTGCTTGCTGGAAAGCTGCTTGGGAACCCTGCGCTTGAATGTCACCCATTTGCTGACCAAGATTGCGCTCACGCTCTGCACGCATGATTGCATCGCGGCTTCCGCCAAAAGCACCGGCTTGAGTGGCTTGGGCTTGCTGTTGTGTACCTTGAATACCCGACTGGCGCTGCGCTTCGCGTTTTTGGATTTCCACCACGTTCTGCATGTACGGAGACATGTACGCACTGGCAGAGCCGGGCTCAGCAAAACTCTGTGTACTCACACGTTCGGCGGGGCCCATCTGATAGCCCTGCATTGTTTGTGCGTCGTATCCAATTCCCTGAGGATTAAATTGACTGCCATAGTTGCTTGGGGCGTAGTTAGCTCCTAAAGCCTGTTGCATTGCCTGTTGAGTAGAGCTTGCCGCTGTGCCAAATTCACCCGGCAGTTGCATGTTGCCAATGCCTCGCTGAGCTTGTTGCTGCATTGGGCTGAACCCCGCAATGGCTTTGCTAGGGTCATAGGCTGTCTGATTGCCAGCTTCGTCGTACGTACCACCGTACGCTTTGTAGGGTTGGAAACCAGTTATGTTGTTCCCATCCATTTTGAACAATTGCTGTTGGGTTGCCCCCAGCATGTTCTCTACATACGGACGTGCGTATTCAGGTACGTTGGTATTCGTTACATTACTGTTAGTCTGCGTGGGTTGTCCACCGCCGCCTTTACCCATGATTTACTCCTTCGAGAGGCAGTTGAAAAGTAACCCAAGTGCCTTTGTATCCGTCATCTTGAAAGACTTTAGCCCAGCCCCGGCGCGCCGTGGACTCGATGCCATCGCATCCCGTGTCTTTAGCGTAACGTCTCAGCAAGCTCAGCATAGGGTCTTTCCAACTCTTTAGTTCTACACCACCACAAAACTGCATCGTCAAGTACTTGCTGCGTGGATACACGGCAAAATTAGTGACTACAGCGCCTTTTATCTCAACACCGTCATAAGCCACCCATAGGTCGTGGTCATAACCAACTATGGAATTATAGATGTCATCGACTGTAAAGCGCCCATGCGTATGCTGAGCCGCTTTTTCTAAATACGCCTCAACTTTGTCCCAACAAGTATTTATGTACTCCCTAGGAACCATTGAGACTTCAATCATGCGGGCAGGTACTTACGGGGATTGATTTGCTTCCCCTGTTTAGAAGTGCCCGTTCGCCCTTTGCGTATCCGTTTCATCATTGCGTCTAGCTGTCTTGCACCCGCTTCAGTTGAGCCATTGCCCAGATGTGACACCACATCCGCAGTGATAACGTACTCTCCGTCAGCTAAGCGTGCTGGTTGACGATTGTTGATGGTAGCAGGGATGTTGTCGCTCATGCCATCACCGGGCCCACGAAGTAGCCTAGGGTTTCCACCAGCAGCATAACCACCGAGGTTGTAACCCATGATGCCGCCGCCTTTTGCAAGAGGAGTCCCATCCGAATCTCTTCCTGCAGGGTCAAAAGACCCGCCACCAAAATCACTGCTACTTACACTTGCGCCACCACTACCATTTAAGCCAAGAACAGCGGAGTTATCATCATCCGCACTTATGGTTGGTACATCAAAAGTTTTACCAGCGGTGGTGTTCATGCCCTCGTGGCCATAGTTAGGGTCAACATTCCTAGCCATATGGTCGCCGTAAGCTGAAGCTATTGAGCCTATTACTTGCGCTGCTAAACCTCCGGGGGCAATTGCAGGGTAATCTTTCAGCCCTTGCCCGAACTTACTGACTGCCGCAGCGCTCTCACTTGTAGGGGAGAATGGTACGTCGGGCCCCGGCATGCGGTCTGACGCTCTGTCATTACGCCCAGTTAATCTTATATACATATCATCTTCAAGAGGCGCGCCGCCATCTGCGTAGCCCATGATTCCACCTTGTGCAGCGGCAACGGGTTTGAAGTCCAACTCACCCATGCGCCGAGAAGGAGTCATAGTTGGGGCTTGCACGTTGGCACGGCTGTTGATCTTAGACATGCGCACCATGGCGGCTTCCATCGGGTCAAGGTATCGCGTGTCTGGGTCTGCGTCGTAGTAGATGCCGGGGCTACCATGGCTAAGAGGGGCGGACTCTCGCCGAGGATTCATGGCATCATAAAAGTCCATTGCAGCCTCAGTCTTAGACCGACCGCCTTTTGCGTAACCCTGCACGCTGGCGATACCGCCTTGGGCATAACGGGGTGGGTACTGATAATTACCCGGATTAGGGTTAGACCGGCGAAAATTACGCATGCTGTACGGGTTCTTGTAGTTGTCTGCAGGGGCCTCTACCGGTTTTTGGTCAAGCATGCCGGTTTTGTACGCGCCGTAATATGCAAGGGTGGCAGATTTTATAGGGTCTGTTTCTACATATTTTGATGCTTTATCAAAATACTCACCTGCTTTGCGCCCTATATCAAATGCGCTTTCTGTTTTAGGGCTATTATTTAAATAATCTCCACTTCCTATTTGATAAGGCCCACTATCTGGCACACGTAAACCTTCAAGGTTTTGAAACCTATCTGGAGTTAGGCTGCTTTTATGAAAAGAATCTTCAAACGATGTGTAATCAGGAACAGATTGACGCCCTAAAGACATATCAACAGTAGGCGGTAATTTAGCCCCTTCTGCTGCGGCTCGCCTAGCTTGATCTAATTGATACTCTTCAAAACTGGTGGCTTTAGATAATGATTTAGCACTAGTATCGTTGAGGTAATCAGTATAGCCGGGTCCTTTGTTTATTAAATCAATTTGATTTTCTAAACCAGATAAATTAGGGTTAAGGCCGGGCTGGGCAGAAGCCCGAGCCATTGCATCAGTTTGATTGCCGAGAAATGGGTTTGTTCCTGTACCTTCTAATCCGACACGGTTTCCAGCTGCATCAAGTTTAAAATTAAACATATTAGGCGCACTTGGATCGGGCGGCAATGAAGCGGCGTTTTTTGCTTGTAGGATTCCCTGTTGAGTAGCTTTTTGCGCAGCAACGCGAGCGGCTTCTTGTGCGGCAGCTTCGGCTGCGGCTTTTTCGGCGGCTAGGCGGGCGGCTTCATTAGCAGCAACATCGGTAGTAGCTGCCGTAATTCCAGGGGTTGTTGTAACAAGGGTTGCAGCTTCTCCGGCTGGTGCTAGCGTAGTCGCCGCAGCCGCTCCTTCTAGGGGGATTGGTGTTGGCAATAAGGAAAACCCACCGGCGGCAAGAGCCGCCAACATAGCTAGGTCTTCCGGGTCCTGTTGGAGTAGGCCCACGCCTTTTTTGCCAGACGTACCCAGCAGATCGGATACCGGATCAAAGAGCTTTGCAAAATCATCAAAACCAAAAGCCATAATTTACCTCTTTACGTCTTGACCTTCAGCACATTGCTTGCGCTTGTGTCGTAATAGATGTCCCCAACCCGCAAATTAGCCAAGTCAGCCTGCGTTGGAAAGCTGGGGACCGATGTACCGCCCGTAGGCGGGGCGCTCAATGCCGCGACAACAGCCGTTCCGTTACGCTGAGTGCTGATAGATATGGGGCCAGCATTGTCCAGTTGGTTGAAGTATAGCGAAATAACCCGAAAAATCTCGTTCATGGCATGGTGGTCATACGCCATTGGCGCGCCGGGAAGGCGGGGGGCGATTACGTTTTTTTGTCCCATACCTACCTTCTACCGTCAGGACGGATGTCAATACGAGGAGCGCCAAGCTGCCACTGCGTACCAAGCGTGTTGGAAGTAATCTTCATCTGCATCTGGCGACCACGGATACGGATGTAAAGTTGTCCTGTGAACTCATCTACGTTGATGACTGACGGAGCCGAGCCTGTGTAGGTCACCCCAGCGTTGCCGGTCTGCGTGATGCCAGAACCCGAGTTGTTTAGACCCTGTAGGTACATGGTCACCGCAGGGATCGTGTTGCCTGTAGACCCACGGAATGTTATGTCGGGTAGCATTCTGTACACAAACGCAAAGTTGTGCCCATCCCCAATATCAAACTGCGCGGAGGTAATGGAGGCTTCAATAGCAACAGGCGTTCCGGTCGCGTTGTCATCAACGCCATTTTCGTGATAGACGAGGTTGTTTACGTAGGTGGCAGCTACTGGATAGTTTCTTAGAGCCGTATCCAGCCACGCAGAGCGATCCATAGAACCATAGTACCAAGTATCTTCTAGGTAGTTGTAGATGACGTACCTATTAACAGCCGTACTGTCTTGTGAGCAGTAGAACCACCAGACCTCGTTGAAACCTTCGTTCGTACCAGAGAACACTTGCTCAAACTGTGCGCGGTTAATGTCACTAAAGATGTACTGGCGCAGGTCGCAGCGTAGAGTTTGGACACGCCCGTCGTATTTGTAGAACTTGTCCTGACCCATCCAATAGGCCACACCACTACCGTAAGCGGCGGCGTTCATGCTGGCAATAGAGATGTTGTCTGACAGGAGTTGGTTACCCCACACATAAGGTGGGCCAAGGTACTGCAATGAGTACACCGCAGCGTCAGTCCACACCAGAATCTCTTGGCGGCTTTGCAACACCGATACGATGGAAGAGCCATGAGACAGTCGAATCTCGCCAGCTTGGTTGGTAATTGCAGGGGCCCACTCCACCACGCTTTCTTGGTCAGACCACCGGATTGTCATGGGGTCATAGGTTGTACTACCGTATGGGTTAGCCCCGAAACACATAGTGAACCGGCTGGTATCGGACACCAAGATGATGTTCTGCTGAAGCGGTACGCTAGAAGCCGCTGGCAAATCCGCAACTGCAATTCCCCGTGGGCAAAAACTGTGTGTGCCGGAGCCTGCGGTGCTTGTGTTGATAAACGTGCCCGCCAAGTAGTTAGCGTACGTAGTAGAGAGTTTGTACGTGGTAGAAGTGACTTGGGTGACGTAGTACACCGTGTAAGGAACGAGCGGAAGGGGTAGTGCCCCAGTTGTCTGGAACATGATCGCCATACCGCTTACAAGTGGGGTAGTAGTATTAGCTGTCAGGGTCACTATTGCCGGAGTAGCGTTAGAAATGGTCACCGTTGTTGGGGTTCCCAATGACACTGCTGTAGTGGCATTCCAATAGTACAACTTGCCCTGTTTAGGGCCAAACACTAAGTCTTGCCCAAAGTTCCATTGCGACCAAATAGCTAGGACAGCCGTACTAGCGTAATCAACCCCGCCCCAATTACTGAAACTCCAAGCGTTAGAACCCCACCCACCAAAAAACACGTTTGTAGCAGGACCAAGATGCAAAAGGTAGGACGCAAAGGCCACTGAGCCTCCGCCCGGACCCGTGCCTGTAGCTGTTGTAGCCGAGGTAATGGTATAGGTTGTACCAGTTGGTACGGTCTGTACTTCATATTCACCACTTATGGTCACACCATTGAATGTGGCAACACCCGAAAAAATTACAAAGTCGCCTACTTGGGGGCTAAAACCAATGTCAGTCACAGTGACTGCCGTGGTGGTGTTTACGGTAGCAAAGGGGTTTGCGCCAAGCGTAACGGTCGTGGCAATTGGCGTAATGTCGTAGTAGACACCCGTAGCTTCAATATAGAACTTTTTGCTTGTGCCAACGCCTAGTAGGTTAGCGCCCGTCAGGGTCACCCAGTTCCATAATGAGCGGCAAATTCCAAGAAAGGTGTTAGCCGAAATGCGCTGCCACCCACCAATTTTTTCGGGCGTGCCTTGGCGAAACCGAACCTTGTCGGACTCGTAATAGCCCCCTTCGTTGGTGTAGCGGGTGTTCTCCCTGTTTACACCGGGCTTGAGGGCGACTTTTTGTAGTGGCATGGCAAGGGCTTACACATTTCGTTCAAAGTGTGGGCAGTCTACCAAGCTCTTAAAGTTCCCGCCCCAGCGGTTTTTGGGGTGCAGGCTTTCCCAGTATGCGCCCAACGGCGCAATGGTGGCTTTATCCCAGATGATTTTGCCATCACGGAAGAAGTTGAGGTCAGCAGCGCAGCGTTTTAGATGAATGCTGTTCATGGTCTTAGACCGGCCCGTCTTAAAGTAAATGGCTTGCTGTTCAGGCGTACGGGCAAGTTCCCCGCCGGTAACCATAAAACCTTGGTCAGTGGCGTACTGCACCAGCTTGCAGAAATCCAGTAGGAAAGCTGCTTGTTCTCGACTAAGACTCATACAAACCCCTTTTTTGAACAACTAGGTCAATGCACGTTGCGTCTACCATTGCGCCCATCTTGATAAATTCTTGTTTTTTTGCTTGCACAGTTGCCATGCACTGCTGCCTGTCGGTGTAATGCGCAAGTTGCTGAAGGAACTCACAGTGCCCATTCATGCAGATGTACAAGACAGGGATGAAGATGCTCATTTTGGCTCCTCTTCTTTCTCGCCGTGGGACAGTTTCACGCCAGCCAAAAGGCCGATGAAGCCGCCGACAATGGTCTGGAAAGCAGGGCTGATGAGCTTGAAGATTTCGCCGTTGTCCACGATTGGGTCAAACAGACCCGCCATAAGTACCGCGACCATGCCAATGATGACAACGCACAGCGTAAAGCTGACCATTAGGGTCACGAAAAACGTCAGCTTGGCTTTCATTTCTTACTCCTCATTTCGGCCAGCTTCTCGATTGTGCGGCCACCGAAATATGCGCCCATGATCAGCTGGCCCCAATTGCCCAGCAAAGTCACGTAGGACTCGTTGGCGTTGTAGCCAAAGGCTGACATCATGGCAAACACGGAGTACATGACGAAGATGGCAATCAAACTCATGGGCCGGATGTTCTTTGACAGCCATGAGTCGCTAGACATATCCGCTTTCCAGCGGTCTGTGATGTTGTTGGCGTCAGCCTGTGCCGCTTTTGCGTACAACTCCATCTCGGCCAACTCCAGCTTGGCCTTCTCGATGCCTAGCTCAATCAGGCGCTCTTCATGCTCATACTGAAGCTGCCGCAGCGTGGCAACGTCTTCGGGAGTGGGGTTGTCAGGTATCTTGATGCCCAACGTGTTCTCGACTACCTCTTTGCCCTTGGCTTGGATGGCGCTAGACAGCAGCCCCAGACCATTTTCAGCTAGTGTGCCTAGCAATGCACCGATGATTGGGATCATTGTGGGACTCCTTTGTTACATAGTTACCGTACTATCTGCGACGCTTTTGCTTTGTACACAGCAGCTTCGCGTTTTTGTAGCTCAGTAATTTCTGCCCCCGTGGCAAAAAATAATCGAGGCTCGCCTTGCAGTTTTTCAAAGTTAACGCCATGCGCTGATTTCATGGCTGCGGTAATACCCGCAAACAGTTTGTTTTTGACGCTTTCTGGGACACCGTTTTGGACAAACAATCCAGACCAACCAAAGTCTTCCACCGATTTATACCCTTGCTGAGTAATTGTTTTTACGTCTTTGAAGTAAGTGTTCGGCGAGTGCCCTATAACAGCAATAGGACGTAATTCCCCAGAAGAGACAAAACTGCGGATAGCTGCGTTTCCAGCACCGGCAATAGCAATATCTGTGCGGTCGCCCGCCGCTAAATCAAGCGCAATTTGGGCGTTTTGTTTGTACTCGACGGGGGTAATATTTATTCCAAGCTGCTCTTGGATAAGCGCAAAACTTAGCGTTGACGCTGCGCCAGAACTGCCGCCCATAATCCCCCCTTTTTCTTTAGCCACAGTAATCAGGCTTTTTATGTTGGTGATTTTAGAGTTGCGGGGGACAAGCAGAAGGTACTCAGATTGCACAAGGCCCATAAGCGGTTTGAAGTGGTCTTGCGGTTTGTAGTCGCGGTCTGCAACGGTAGCAAACGAAATGGATGGGCCACCACCTAAGAGCGTATTCCCGTCGGCGGGCATAGACGAAAATTTCTGCATGGCAATAAGCCCGTCAGCGCCGGGCATGTTCATCACAACAACGCTACGTTGGAGTTCTTTTTCTATTGCGGGCGCTAGATACCGCACTACGGTATCAATCTGGGAACCTGCGGCGTTGGTGGTAATTATGGTCAGAGGGGGGAGTTCAGCAAAACAAACGGCGCTGACAAAAACAAAAAAAGCGGCTACAAGTTTTTTCATGGTTTACAGTTTGGTTTCAAAAAGGTTGAGTTGTGCATGTACAGTTTCAACGTCAGGCCCCTCGCAATAGACGCGGCTTAAAAACCCATCATCAATACGGGGGACCATACCCATTGCGCGCGCTGCATCCGCCATGTTGGCAGGGACGTTTTGGCCCCAATACCCGCGCTGCTCTCCGTAGAAAGGAGGCACTTCTGGGACCGCTGCGCCAACCATGTGTGCCAACGCGGACTGACGCACTTTCTGCTCCTTTGGTACACCTATATTCACGCCTGCGCCGGGTCGGGCATTCCAGTCGTTCAAGTAGAACTTACCGTAGTACTGGACAAATTGAGCCTCGTGGAGGCCACCTTTTATATTAAGCGCAGTGCAAACTTTTTGTACCTCGTCCGGGATGTACTGCGGTATGTTTTCCAACTTGTGTAGTAGTTTACGGCGGTCAACAACCCCAGATATGCCTAGGTCGGCGTAGTACAAAAGTGCTTCCGACGCTTCGTTAACCGCGACAGCAACCACTATTTCTGTGATTGGGTATGGGACTAAAGGCTGCACGCAAAAAGACGTTGCCGCGTCTGCTTGTTTTACCCAAAAGGCATCGTCTACAGCCGTCAGCAAGTGCTGGGGAGAGTCCCACTTTGTATACGCAAGTGCGTCTTTACTTTTTCTCAGCGCTGTGTTTGTCGGCTTCAAAAATATGGCCCCCGTGCCAACGGCTAAAAGTTCGGAGACGTTGCGTGGTGTTACTGTTGGAAGCACATCAACGCCAAGCGCGGCGAGGGCTTGCCGGTCCGACACCGTATTGAGTGCATCGGTACTGAGGTAGTTGACCCCTTCCCGCGCAGAAATTTCCAACGACCCCGCACCAGTCAATGGAAGTACGTACTTAGACGGAACGACAGAAAGCCGCATGCCCATGCTTTGCGCAGCATCCGCCCACAAGTAAGCGGAGGGGGCATCAAATCTGCTAAGGCTTATGTGTGTCATGGCAGGGTGATGGCGTCAACTTCAGCAATAGTCGTGCATGCTTTGATTTGTTCCGAGTAGGTTTTTTCTGCGGAGAAACTTGCTTGGACGTGCAAAGCAACCGCAGCTACTACTTTTGCCATCTGCGCTGTATCCAGTGTTACAAAAGAACCACCTATTTGTTTCCATTCAACCGAAGAAATCAACCCATCTTTTAGGTTGTTGTAAATAGAAGTTAGTTGCGCTTGTGATTGGCGGCTTGTGCTTACCATGATACCTTCAACAGTAACACCGCCAACTTCCAATTTGTATCTCCAGTCAGCTAATTGCGCAAGTTTGGTCGATTTCACTGTAGCCAGCGATGTTTCAACGTGCGGCACAGAACCCTCTAATCCCACAGCTACGTCTTGGTACACCAGCGTGGAGTCATACCACTGCGCAGTCGGTGCATACATTTCTATGATGGTCTTAACATCAACGCCTGTGACGGGTAAAGGCAAACCCACTTGCAGCGTAGGGTAACCTGCTGCGGAATATTCAACGACCATGCATTTTGCTGGTACGTCGCTGCTTAGTACTTTGTATGTGTATGGAATATTCATGATGCATCCTTTGAAACTACGTCAGTAAAAATAGTGGTAACTGTAAACCTGTATTGTGGTCCAATAGTTGATTGTGGACGAATAGCGTGGGGGATAGTGCCATCAAAAACAATAAACCGTCCGGGTGTGTATCTAGCGGCATGAATTATGGCGGAGCCGTTGTCGTTATAGAACATGGTTTCTCCCCACCACTCTGGGAGCCAATCTAAGTTAGCATAGTACAAAACAACTAACTCGCCTATTGGATGTGTGTGAGTAAATTGCACATCTCCTGCCTGTGTTAGATTCACCATACACTTGACCATTTCCTTACCCTCTATGAACGGGGCAATTTCTGGCGCTGAGAAAATTATGTCTCCTAGCCCGGATGCCATAAGTTCTTCTTTAGTGTACGCAGAATGCAGATACTTGTAAGCAGATTTTGGGCCATAGCTAGAATCAGCCCACCCAATACGGAATTTGCTTGCCATAATATACGCAAAAATTGCGGCACGTAAACCTCTATTTACGAGGTCGTCAAGGATACTGATATTTGTAGTTTGCATGTTTACCCCAGAGTGCCTAGACGTGTTCCAGTTACTGTCCATGTTATGTTCGCGTTAGAACCTGAAGTTGTAGCATTACCTCCGGAACCGCCACCTGCTCCGCCTTGTGGGCTACCACCGGGTACCCCGGTTTGGCCTGCTGCGCCACTAGCGCCATAAGAGCCACCTGCGCCGCCATTGCCATAATCGGCATAGAATCCGGGAGGCCCAGCGGGGCGACCACTATCTCCGCCACCACCGCCGCCAGAAGTGCTGCCAGAACCACCAGCAGAAGCATCGCCGATGCCAACGCTAGTTCCGCCGCCACCGCCGCCGCCACCGGAGTAGCCTCGGCCGCCCCCACCACCACCGCCACCGGGGCGTACAGAATCTTTACCTCCAGTGTCGCCATAACCGCCACCGCCACCACCGCCGCCACCGCCACCGACAGTGCCGTTATTGGTGATACTTGTTGCTCGTTGAACTCTAAGTGCTGCGCCGCCGCTACCACCGGCTGTTTGGGCAGGGGAACCGGCGAGATTGCTGCCGCCTTGTCCGCCGCCGCCACCAGCGCCTACAATAGAACCGTTGTTGATGATGGTCACAGTATCAGCAGCGTTCCATGATGTATCTACATCAAGGCCAATACCGCCTGTGCCGCTGGAGCCAACAAACACACCACCATTGATGGTAAGCGTTACATCAGATTTACCCGCCGAGTACCCGGCAGCTTTAGCCGTATTCAGTACGTAGTTTTGCGTGTTTGAACCGATTGTAATAGCGATAGCTACGCGGTTTGACTTCCCGTAGAAGTTGGTCGGCATCGTAATCGCGCCGCTTGGTACGCCAGCCAATGTCCTGACTGCCGCGTCGTTCAGACTAATCTGCGTTGTGCCGTTGCCGCCATTCTCAATCTGAATAGAAACCCCTGCGGTCGTACCCGCTAGGCTAATTGGGCCAGAGGAATTGAGCGCCATGTTACGCCTTCACCAAACCTTCAATCTTGGCGTCCAACTCTTTGATGGCCTCAATAAGCAATGGGACTAGGCGCTCGTAGTCAACGGTCAGGTACTGCGCGTCAATTGGGGCTGGCTTGACCACTTCAGGCATTACCGCTTGGACTTGCTGGGCAGATACACCGGCTTCCCGGACAGGCTTGTAGCCAAGGTCTTGTGCTGTTTGGTTGGCCTCGTAGTAGAAGCCGCTCAGTGCTTTGACCTTGCTCAGTGCGTCTTGGATGTTGCCTAGTTTGGTCTTCAGTCGATCATCGGAGAAGTACGCAGTGATGTTGCCTGTTGCGTATATTGCACCAGCGCCGGGGTCGGACGTTGTGCCTACCGATAAACCGCCTGCGGCGGAAATACGCACCCGTTCGTTGTTTCCAGTAAACCAAGCATGGTATGAACTTGCTATGTTTTGCTGGTAAAAATCCCCCGAATCAAAGGAAAACAAAATATCGTTATTGCTAGAGCGGTATTTAATAAACCTATCTGCCCCTGCGCCAAATGTGTAGCTAGAGTCAGAAGAGACGTTTACGCTTCCTGCAACATCCAACTTGTATGCTGGCGTAACAGTACCAATCCCCACGTCTCCAGCAGACGTAATACGCATCTTTTCTGTTGGCGCAGAATTCAATGACGTTGACGTAGAGAATGCTAACTGTCCTGTGGGGTATTGCCCGTTCGTTCTTGCGCCAAAAATACAGTTAATTGCAGCAGAAGTATAGAAATTGGAATTTGCGCCAGTAAGCGCTGCGAATGAAAGCTGCGAGGTGTTACTTGTTGTGGTGTTGCTGTTGCCAATGACAATCGAGGCTTGGCTGCCAGCAATGGTAGTTACCGCATCCGACTTTGAAACAAGCAAGGGACGAACAGCCCCAACTTGGTCGTTGACGTTGGCGGCAGTGTTTCCAATCCCCACGTTGCCGCTGGAGTCGATACGCATAGCCTCCGCACCGCCCTCAGAAAAAGCAATGGTATCGGCGGCAGGGAAGAAGATTCCGGTGTTGGTGTCGCCTGTAGTCGTGATGGCAGGGAGTGCCGCTGTGCCAGCGGAGAAAGTTGCAACGCCCGTGGCAGACAACGTAGAGAACGCACCTGTGTTGGCTGTAGTTGCACCGACAGTGCCGTTCAGCGGGCCAGCAAAGCCAGCAGCGGTCAGAATTGTTCCGTTGAAGGTCAGGTTAGCGGAGTCGGTCTCAAGCCCGTTGGTAGTGGAGAACACCACACGGCCCGAAGTCAAGCCGGTGTTGGTGATGGAGGAAAACACGCCAGCACCGGAGATGTTGGACACCTTGATGAAGTCCGTGCCGTTCCAAGCGCAAACTGCTTTCTCCCCTTGGGCAATAGTTACACCAGTGGTGGGGCCAACTCCGCGCAGTACGATGCTCTGGGTGCTGGAGCTCGCATTGATAACAACGTAGACCTTAGACTGCGCCGGGGCTGTGATGTTACGAGTTACTGTGCCCCCCGCCGTCCACAAAATAACTGCTTGACGCGCTTGGTTGGACGCTAAGGTTGTGGTTGTGAGAGTTACATCTGCATCGGAGCTAAGGGTAGTCGTACCCGCTACAGCGGTATCCAGCAACGAGGTGATGGCATCGTTAACCGTGGTTCCCCACGAGCCAGACAGTTCGCCCGTTACAGGGAGGGCTAGGCCCAAAAGTGATGTTGCTGCTGTTGCCATAATTTACCTCAAGTTACTATTTCAGACCAATTTGCATCTTGCATGTCATCAATCAGTTTCCAATAAACGGCGACAACAACCCCCACATCGCCCGCTGCATAATTCCCTGTCAGGGCAAAGCTTCTTGGCCCTATTCCTACCGTTCCAACTGAACCGGAAGCGGAGACCTCCCCAAGATCATACGACTCGGCGTTCGCAACTGTATCAATCGTGCCGGAAGCAGATACGCCAGTAATAGCGACGCTTGATGCGCCTCTAGAGACCGTGCCAACTTCACCTGAAGCAGAAACCCCCAAAAGAGAGACTGCGGTGGTTTCAACAACACTTCCCACTGCGCCAGAACTTACAACCCCCGTAGCGTTTGCGCCACGGAAAACTGACCCTATTACACCAGAAGCGGAAACCCCCGAGAGGGCAAGGCTTGTCGCGCCTCTAGAGACTGTGCCAACTGTACCAGAAGCGGAAACTCCTGTAGCGATTGCGCCACGGAAAGTTGAACCGGTTTGGCCAGAAGCGGAAACCCCCGTAAGCGCGACGCTTGTTGCATCTCTAGAAACCGTACCAACTGCGCCCGAAGCAACAACACCGCTAAGCGTGACTGCAATG